GAGCTTCACCAAAATTTACACGTCGTCCTGTATTAGCATCAATATAATATTCATATCCATTATCATCTGTTAGAATTTGTTCTCCCTTAGGCCCAACGTTTGAAGGAGGATCAGGTATCCCATCATCGAACCCTTTTCTTTTCAAGAACTCCCCAGGGTTGTCTATGTAAGCCTGCTGGTCTTCGGGCGACATATCCAGTCTAGACAGGAAGTCCTGCCTTTTTTTGTCAGTCCCTGCAAACAACCTGTCATATCCTGGGACATTGGGAGGAGGAGGTTGAGGGAGGGGAGGTTGAGTTCCACGAAGATCCGATACGAACTGCGTTGGGTTGGCAAGAAGCTCATCGAGTGCGCCTGCTTTGTATCCCGTAGCACCAAAGCTGAATAGGTTGGGGTTTTCTAATTGGAATTTATCAAAGAAAGTACGATCATCTCCTGAGAGTTTAGAGAGGGCATCCTGAAACTTATTTAGCGTACTCCCAGGAGTTCCCACACCACCGGGAGTATCTTGACGAGGAAAAGGAACAGTCAATTTGCTAGCTGTTGGTTTGGGAGAGGAGTTGGTCGGGTCAAAAACATCCGTGACCTGACTCCCTGCACCAGGAGGAATAGCACCACCTCTACCCGTAGGAGGGGGAGGGGAAACTTCACCAACAGGTACACGTTTTTTTGTCTTAGCATCAAAATAATATCTATTTCCATTTGCATCTCTTCGAATTGGTTCTCCATTAGGCCCAACGGTTGAAACAGGATCAGTTGTCCCACCACCATCGCCACCGGGTGGAGGAGGAGGAGGAGGAGGAGGAGGCCCACCTGCCGCATGAATTTGTTCTGGTGTCCAGCCTTTGGACACCAGTGCCCAGTAGTCAGTTGCCATACGAATACGTTCTGGTGTCCAGTAGTCAGTTCCGTCACCGGGAGGAGGCTGACCGCCGGGAGGAGGGGGGGGAGGAGGTTGAGTGACGCCACCAGGAGGGGGAGGATCATCAGGGATCTTGAAATAATCCTTTGTCCACGCCAACCACTCCTCAAATTCCCCTCCTTTTCGATCGAACTCCGCTAATCCGCCATGTCTATTGGCAAGACTGATGAAGTCGGCTTCCGACAGGGCGTTGAGGCGATGCTCGCCAATCCCGTTAGCTTTCAGTATCTTCTTTTTGATTTGCTCTGAGAGTGCCATAGTTTAAGCCACATGAGAAGACGAGTAATAGTCAAAGGCCACATCTTGTGGTTTACGAGTGTCCGTATCGAGATGGAGGAACGACTTACCGATGCCGATTCGTCTAAATCCTGCGCCCATAGCCGCATTGCACAAACCGAACCTGGACCCAGAACTCTTGATGCTCAAATCAACTGCGTGTCCGACTTCTTCTTCTCCGTCATCAATATCAGCAGGGACGTGGGCGCTGCTATCCACGCCACCGACCGCTTTGTTATGATCTACGCATCTGATACCTGATGTGATGGCAATCGGGCCGTGGATATCTCTCATCATCTGGAGACGGTCTACGAGAGCCAATGATATATTGTCAGATCCACATCCACAGGAACATGCAAATTCACTACGGCTGAAATTAGCAGTCAAATCGCCCATTATTTACTCACCGATGCAATTTTATTGTCCATTTGATGAGAGAGCAGGACGGCAACAGATTTATCCAGGGAGTCCACCCTGCGTTCAATATATGCCACATACGCAAGGGTGAGAGTAACGAGAAGCAACAGGACGTTCTCTTTGAATGATTTGGTCATAATGCCTTATCCATATGTTTAATTACCTTATAACCCATCGTCAGGATGAATCCGATGATAAAGGCAGCAGAGATATACACGATAGCTGTGTCTGAGAATTGTAGATGGTGCATGATTGCGATAAATGAATTGAGTGGATCGCCCGGAATCAATCCACGTTGCTGTAACTTATCGTATACCTCCAATCCCTCATCCAGTGTCCACGCACCAGCCGAAATCCCCCCTAATCCAAACCCATTTTTTACGCTATTCTTAAGCGTACGTTGGTCCATACCACGGAACTTTTCCCTTTGCTTCTCCAACTGTTGACGTTTTCGCTCATCAATCGTTTTTTTTCTCGCTTTTCCCTGCTTGAGACGTTCCTCACGATGTGTTCGAATCAACCGATCAGCCGATTCTATACGCTCCGTGAGCAACTTCTGAGCCTTCGCCTTCGCGGTCTTGCTCAGAACCCCCGATTTTATCGCCTCTCGTAGCTCCTCCACTTTCATTCGCTCGAAGGGCTTGTTCATGTCCATCAAACCCACTCTGGTCCCTGATAAGGGTATACACCCCAATCAATAAATGAACGATCCAGGCAATGAAAAGCATTATCTACCCACGATCTCATATTTACGCAAATATTGCCATAGAGTATTTGCGCCTGTCACAGCGGCAACAGCAAGCACCAGGGATATCTCTACGGACAGACCCACCTGGACAAGCACCCCGGCGACGATACCTTGACTGCTGGCCCACCCACCACCCTTGGCGCTTTTGAACCACCCAACCTTCCCCATTGCCAAGCGCCCTATTTCAAGGATCTGCTTTGCATCAGGCATCTTCTTGTTCCTCCCCTTTAAGACCAAGGATATTACGTCGATACTTACGCCACTTCAGAAGTCTCTTTGGATACTTTATCAGACTTTTTAGGCGATCCATTCTGCATCTCCTTTGGCGGTTCAATCATCTCTTTGAGAAGAGAAATTTGCCCATTAACAAAGTTAATGTTGCCCATCATCTGCGCCTTTGTCTCTTCTAACTCCTCAACTTTCTTCTTCATCTCTTCTTTGGTCATTATATCACATCCGTTATGTTAATCATACATGACTGCGTTTTAAAATCTGCCACATTGTCGCCCCAATTCCTTCGCTATCGCCAATGTTATCCTTCTGCGCCAAAATCAGCAGGTTCTGTAGGGACACCCCTTTCATAATTTCGCACCAGCTTGCTGATTACATTCCACACATACACAACAAGCTCATCTTCTGTAGCATCTCTGCCTAAATCCAGTTTGCTACGCCCCAACCATGCTGCAGAACGGGCAAGGCTGGCATTGGTAATTGTCGGCAAGGAACCTACCGCATAATTTTTATTCAAATCGCTGTTGTTGAAAAAGTCCCGTATCCGCTGCTTGGTCACAGCCATCTTATGCCGCCTTTTCTAAAGTTTGAACACCCATGCAGTTTGGATGGTCAGCATATTGCCATCTGTTCCTCCTACGCTGCCAGTAGTTTTTGAACCTGCATTTCAAGCTGATTAATGCGTGTTTCGTACCCTTCTTTTATCACCATAATGTCTTCATAGTTCTGCCAAACAGCACCATTTAGCGCCATTACGTGACGAGAGATATTCCACATTCCACCCTCTTTCACTGGTGCGCCTAAGATTTTCATGTCCACCAGTTCTGGTTCATGAATCGTGACAAACTCATCCCACCGACTCTGCACGTATCCGTCGGCACCATTTCTGGCTCTTACCATCTCAAAACCACGAACAATGTGCCTATCATTGATCTCATCGGTCAATGCAACAAGGGTGGTATTGGTGAGGTGCATTTGACCGTCTTCATCAACCATCATTCGGGTCACCATAGACCCGTCGACCTGTGCCCGTATCGCAAACACATTTCCGTCAGCATTTATATTAGCCAATGCGTTAGAGCCGTTGTGTTCAGCGATAGCAAAATTGACCAACCCTACAGCCCCAGCGTTGCTTTTTGACGTACTTGCCGTTCCGCCCTGCGCAGAAAACTGAAGAACAGTAGTAAAAACAGCATCCTCACCATACGCAGCGATATTTAATCCACCCAAGGTGGCACTGTTTTTACTAAACCGTGCATAACTATCTGTCTCCATAGCGAAATCTATGTGATTGCTTGTAAGTCCATGCGCAATATCGCTGGACTTGAAATTGAGGATTTCGTCGTCATTGGCATCTTGATTAATGGTCATACCTACAGTCATATTAGCGTTGGCAATCTCCGTTCCCATATAAACGGTTCCTGCTGCACTGATACGCATAGAACGAAGATTTCCAGCATAAAAGTCTAATGTATCTACGCTGTGGTCATATTGTACGCGGCCCTGTTTGGGTGTTCCCGTTGCGTCTGCAAAATAAAGCGCACTGGACTCTCCGGTTCCTGTAACTAGGGTGATACCTGATTGCGCTGACCCACCCCCAATAATTAAATCATCCGCAAGAGCGTCAAATCCTAGTTCTGTTCCACCAATAGCAAGCTGAGAACCGATGAACATATCTTTAGCACACCCAATACCACCATCGGTGTGAATAGATCCTGTCACGGTAGATGTGCTGTCTGTGGCGTCATCAATGCTCAGAACGCCCGATCCTGTAATGGTCGATGCGGTGAGGACTGTAAGGGCAGAAGTCCCTGCCACCGTCAGCCCAGCAGCACCAGCAAGTATCAGGTCATCGATAGATGCATCCCACAACATATGAGCACTTGCTGTAGCCCCGAAGAACTTGACATCGTACCCAGCATCGTCCACACCCACCGTGACGGTACTATTAAACTGAGAAGTGCCTGAAGCCGTAAGAACTGTAAGGGCAGAAGTCCCCGCCACCGTCAAGCCAGCAGCTCCGGCAAGTATCAGGTCATCAGCCGACTCATCCCAGAGGAGGTGTGCGCCTGCTGTGGCACCGAAAAATTGAACGTCGTGACCTGTATCGTTAACGCCCACGGTCAGGGTATTTGTCAATACAGAAGTCCCTGCCACCGTCAGCCCAGCAGCACCGACAAGTTTTAGATCATCAGCAGACGCATCCCACAGACAGTATGCCCCCGATGTAGCCCCGAAGAACTTGACATCGTACCCAGTATTATCCACGCCCACCGTGACGGTACTATTAAACTGAGAAGTGCCTGAAACCGTTGTAACTGTAAGAGCAGATGTCCCCGCCACCGTCAACCCAGCAGCGCCAGCAAGTATCAGATCATCAGCCGACTCATCCCACAGACAGTAAGCACTTGCTGTATCCCCGAAGAATTTAACATCGTATCCAGTACCATCCACGCCCACTGTGACGGTACTATTAAACTGAGAAGCACCTGAAGCCGTAAGAGTAGTCCCCACAATCGCAGCAAACGAACCAGCCGCGACAGAAGCAGCACCGATAACGGTTCCATCAATAGCACCACTGTTGATGTCCACATTAGTCATTTCATGGGTGTTAAAGTCAATCTCAACAGCACCATCACCGCCAAAGGTTAGCTTTCCGGCAGAGTGCGTCAACGTCACGTCACCGCCATCCCAGTTGAACACCGCACCTGTAGCAATCAACAAGTCATCGCCCAAATAAATATCCTTAGCTACACCTAACCCTCCGTCAGTGTGTATAGAGCCTGTCGTAGCCGATGAGCTGTCGGTGGTGTCGTCAATGCTTAAAACGCCCGATCCCGTAACGGTCGTTGCGGTCAGATTAATGGCACCGCCTGACGTAATCGTCAAGTCGGTGTCATCACCTTCGATCTTTTCACCTGAACCAAAGGTAACACCCACGTTGGCAGGGACAACCACATCAGTCGTTGCAGTCAACTTAATGTCACCACCTGATGTCACTGTCAAGTCGGTGTTATCGCCTTCGATCTTTTCACCTGAACCAAAGGTAACACCCACGCTGGTAGGGACAATCACATCAGTAACGGCAGTCAAATTGATGGCACCACCCGATGTAATTGTCAAGTCAGTATTGTCCCCCTCGATCTTCTCGCCTGAACCAAAGGTAACACCCACGCTGGTAGGGACAATCACATCAGTGACTGCCGTCAAGTTGATAGCACCACCCGATGTAATTGTCAAGTCAGTGTCATCGCCTTCGATCTTTTCACCTGAACCAAAAGTGACACCGACGTTGGCAGGGACAACCACATCAGTCGTTGCGGTCAGATTAATGTCACCACCTGATGTCACTGTCAAATCAGTGTTATCACCCTCGATCTTTTCGCCCGTACCAAAGGTAACACCCACATTAGCTGGTATTACTACATCAGTAACTGCCGTTAAGTTGATGGCACCACCCGATGTCACTGTCAAGTCAGTGTTATCACCTTCAATTTTCTCACCTGAACCAAAAGTGACACCCACGTTGGCTGGTATTACTACATCAGTCACGGCAGTCAAATTGATAGCACCACCTGATGTCACTGTCAAGTCAGTGTTATCACCTTCGATCTTTTCACCTGTTCCAAAGGTAATGCCTACGCTGGTAGGGACCACAATATCTGTTGTTGCCGTTAGATTAATCGCTCCACCAGAGGTAACGGTAAGGTCGGTGTTATCACCCTCGATCTTTTCTCCTGTACCGAATGTAAGACCGATATTTGCAGGGATAATTACATCACCAGCGGCGCAAGTCAGGTTAATATTGTTACCTGAGTTAATGGTAAGATCGGTGCCATCCGAAGACAGGTGTTCGCCGCCGCCAGCATCAAACAGATAAAGTTGCGCCGCCCCCGCAAGGACAAGATCGTCCGTGCTCTCATCCCATAACATATACGCACCTGAAGTGGCACCAAATACCTGGAAATCATGTCCTGTCCCGTTTGATCCTACTGTCAGGGTGTTTGTCAATGCCACAGCACCGCCAAGTGTCAAAGTACCGCCAATCGTGGCAGCATCGGCAAAGAAGTTGGACCATCGTGTTCCCGTAACACCAAGGCTCACATCAGAATCTGTCGTAGGCTGGAAAGCACCATTGAGCAATTGCACCTGAGACACTGGCGCACCCGATGTATCGGCTAAGTAGAAGTCCATCCTCGCAACTTCAGCCCCTGCTGTATCAGCCAATACGATGACATTGATACGAGCAAACTCGTTCTGTGCATCTGCTGCATCAGGCATTTTCCATACAACACCAATACCTGACGAAGTATCCGTCATATTTCCGTCGCCGTCAGGATTCCATTCCAGAGAGAGGATATCGACAACAGATGCTGCTGCTGCTTCTCTCGTCAACAAAGTATTAATGGTGTTACCAGACAGGTCATATCCAAGTTCAAGCACCGTGCCCATTGTACCAGCAACGAGAGCAGACAGATCATATCGTGAATCTTCAGACGCATCAGAAGCGTCCGTCATCGTCACGTCAAAGTCTGCCAATATGGTGACATTTCCTCCGTCATCGTCGGCACGAAACCGCAGCTTCAGCCCGTCGCCATCTTGTCCCACGTTATCCGAGGGGTCAAGCTGGTATATGTATTGGGTAAGGACTCCTCCTCCTCCTGCTGTGGTATCTTCTTTGGTCTTCAAACCAATATATGTCTGTCCCTGGTTCATCACCATAATACCATCAGAAGAGGTGTAGTCGACGTTGTTCTCGTCAATATTCTGACCGTTATACGTAGAGATGATATGTGTAGTGGTATCCGTTATTGGCGCTGCCGTCATAGTTGCGCCAGCAACAGGAAGCGTGCCCTGAGAACTCATAGAGGCCATAGGTTCATCCTTTCGAGCCATGCGGTTAGTTCCATCTCAGCCTGCTTCTTCCTCTCCCTGCTAATCTGTGCCTGAGCACGCAACGTATTTGCCTTTGCCATGTGCATCTTATGTAATACGTCTGTGTCTCCCGTTTCACGCGCCCGTTCAACCAGTCTATCTGCCTCTGCGTGCATCTGTTTCTCCATAGCATCCTGCACTACCATTTCACTATATCTCTCCAGGCATACCCTCCTCTGCTGAAGCCACCGATCCTGTGACTCAGGGATCTGGTCGGCAAAGTATCCGGGCTGAATTCTGTCCAACGCGGTCTTATATTGAGTCAACTGTTTCATGTCTACTCTGCTGGTGTGTAGATTATTTGATACCCTTTAAGCTCAAACTCTTCTGTCCCCTGCCATTGAGGGGACACCGTCTGTGCCGTCCTGTTCACAAATGCTCTGGTGATATCTGTCGCCTCCCCACCCCACGTATTGCCCTCATCCCATTTTTGACCGGAGTTCCACGTAACGGCAGCGCCAATAAATAAATTCTCTGAACGAGAAGCCAGCCTTCCCTCGTTGAGGAAAGCGGTGAACTCGATTGTTTGACTCCCTGACTTAGTAATAAAATGCGTGAGGACAGCGTGGATCGTCTTGTCCAGATTAGGGGTACCCAGATCATTAGGAGACATCGTAATTTTCCAGTTAATATCCGTGCCGTCATCCTTTATCTGGTTTTTGTCGTTACCCTGATGCACATATCCGTCAGACGAACCAAACATATCATATTCTACATTTGATGTCACCCATGTAGTAGCATAATTGATAGTGTCGGCGGGGGTGTCAAACCATACATCGCCCGTTTCCCAGTCATATACCAGGACACGATTATGTCCTGTGGCATGACCCTCAGAGGAAACCAATGTCCTCACCTGATGATCTTTCCTTCGTATGAAACTGACGGCATTTGGCAACCTTGCTTCGTTGAGGTCATTCCATTCAGACTGTATCCCTGCTGTCATCAGTTCAAAAGAGAAATCAGGACGGACAATATATGCTCCATCTTCTGCTATGATCCATGTGCCAAAATTGGGATTATGGAGGATGCCCATACGGGAAACAGGGTTGAACGATCCCGTCAACTCTCTCTCTGGCGTCGCTTCAATAAATCCTGCTTGCATAGCAAAGCTGACAAGATGAAGCCCATCTGTCTTTACTACGCCCAACAAACTATTCTGACCACTCCCTACATTGACACCACCGAGGATGTCTGCCCCATCTTCTTGAACTTCATACTTGTTATCAGCAGGCCACGTATTGACATCAATGCCGAGAGATCCCTGGACGACATCAGGCCACCGTAAGCGCGTAGGATGCACCACAGCACTACCTCCTTCCACTTCTGTGGTGCGCATAACAACGACCATATTCTTGTGCACCACCAAATCCCTACACGTAGTCCACGGCACGTCAGCCAACGCTGTGGCATTGCCAGACCCGCTATATGTCCACGTTTCGTCCGAGTCATTGGTGCCCAGAAGCTGATTTTTTATAAAAGCAAATTTTACGTGGCTATTCTGGCTGTCTGCATTGATCGTCAAAGTGCCGATGATGTCTGTCCGTGTCGTGCCATCATCGGTATATATTTTCGACCCTGCCACTTCTATGTTGACAGTGGTGCCATTTTTAAACTTCGCCTGCGCAAGGCCTACGATGGCTTTAGCAGTAGAAGACTCTGTGATCTGTGATGAATTATATTTGGAATACCCAAACCTGCGAACCGCAGCACCCCTCTCTGTGATATTCACATTAGACAATATCTCTGCATTTTCAGGGGACAGACGCCTATCGGGGTAGTAGACGCTATTCTGTCCCCTGATCTGCACGACAGGAGAAGGAGTAACTCCTGGTTGTGGAGTTACTTCGACAGGGGGAATGCTCGCCATCTTTTATTGACCTTTAGCAAGCCCAGAATGAACCCCTCTGATCCAGGGGTGCCTGGGCAAATTGACAGGACCAAGCTGCACGTCAGCGAACTGCTGTACCAGATTAGGCTTCGGGTCAATCCACGACCTGTATTCTCTCATCCGTTCTGTGAACATATTGCCAAATGATTTTGCGTAGTCAGGCTTACCAAAGGCGGGAAGCACTTCTTCAGCACCTCCATAATCCAAAAGGTCATGGAAGTCATCATCAAATTCAGGCCAGTCTTCGTCATGGACGAGATCGGGCTTATAGGCCATTGCTGATAGCGTATAGGTGATGTCTGCGTCAGGGATAGGAAAGAATCCTACCCACTGGTAGGTAGGAGAGGCAACCCACGAAGGGATAACGGAAAGAGTATTACTTCCTGAATCTGTCACTGTCACATTGCCCGTCCACGCTGCTACCCCATCGTTTCTTGTCTTGACGATACGCTCAATGGAATCATACGTCTGCGTCGTTGTCACCGAGGTGACGCCATTCATATCATTCTTCTCTCTGACAAGATTGCCATTGAGGAGACCGACAACAGTTAATTTATATGTACTGTTGTCGCTGGCAGAAGAAGACACAAAAGAGATAGTAGTAGCAGCAGACGAAGGCTGCGCCTGGACACCAAATTTACCCGCGTGGTAATAATATTCAGGAGATCCCCTGTCTGTATTGCCTGGATACGACTTATGGAAATCCGTCTGTGTAATATTGATCAGAGGGCGAGTGTTGGTGGGATCATCGAAGTTGACATCCGCTTTGGCATATAGAGGAAGACCCGATACGATAGACCCTGTGCCGTTGGTAGAACCAGCAGAGAAACCCAACAGAGTATATGCGTCATTGGATACCGCGACAATAGTGACCTCAGAAGAGAACCCATAGGTGTTAGAGGATATCTTCACCTTACCAGACGAATCAGCAACGGTGATCAAATTCGTTTGACTGTTGATGTCTGAGGACACCTGAGAGGCTGATAGCGTTCCTGCTGTCAGCGTCACCGTCTGGTTCGTGCCGTTGTCTACTTGTATGGTCAACTTATCGTTGGAATCAGCGGCGACGACATAGTTCTCCGACACAGAACCAGTAACAGATGCTTGTGCAGGTGCCGTGACGTTGAAGATGAAGTCCCTCTTACGCATCTCCTGGTTAGTAGATGCTAACACACGGCGATAGGTATTGTTTATTCCTGCCTTCGCCATCACTTCAGCATCGCCACCAGCACCCTGTGACCCTAAGTTCAACAGCCTCGTCTGATGTTCAAGGAAATCAGGCATAGCCTATCCCTTCTTTGAGCGTTTCCCTTTTGAGGGCTGTGATACATCAAGAACTTCGGGTAGGTCTTGTCCGACAGAAATTACATTCTTCTCTGCCTCTTCGTTCTCTTGCTGAAGCTCTACAGCCTGAAAAAGTGTCTCTCTCTCTTCCAAAGGCATACCACCCAATTGCTGCATAAGCATCCGTGTGGCCTCTTGAGGGTTCGTAGGCATTGTATTGGAATTGATCTCGTTGCCACCGAACTTGCTTGCCATCGCCTCAAACGCCTTCTCGATAGACGAAAGGAGGCCCGCCTCTGAACGCGTGCGCTGATCTTCTACGCTGTCCATCAGCCTCTCCTTGCGAGCAGGGCCATCTGTGCGCACCACAAAAGCAATACGGAATTCCCACAGATGATACATAGGCTGCTCATCACCAGACAGTTCCTGGTTTTCGTCAGCCTCTTTCTTGGAGATAATAGAACCCCTCTCGTTACGTCCCCTCTCCCCTGCGCAGGTGCCGTGATACCGGATGATCAGCCCGTCATCTTCGCTGAGGACTTCTTCGTCATCACCCTTCCGAGTGAATACCCTGGAAGTCAACCCAGCCTCACGAAGCGACTGAGGCAGCCCAGTGAACTCTTCTACCCACGTATGCTCAGGAGGGTGATACGTATCAGACAATTCGGTGTTCAAAGACTCCAGCTTACGATAGATAATTGTCCCCGTCTGCTCTTCTGTGAGGACCAATTCTTCGAACAGACCACGACGGTGTCCCTTGATAGTGTTCACTTCCAACGCTTCTGCTTGTGAATCTAATACGACAGGCATGACATACTCCTTCTAAATGGTGTAACCCCAAACAGTGATCTGACAATCGGATGACGATGCCGATATTTTACCTATGGCAGCAGCGCCCTTTCCGCACGGGACGACTATTTCACCCGATGCAAATGGCAGACCTTCTACCGATACATCTTTTTTCCCTTCCCACAAAATAGTTCCAGCAGGCGATTCAACTGTCCATACAGAATCAGCATCCCCATGTCCTGATATCCCCGTAATAACATATGTATGATCTGCATCAGCAGCCTGCGTTGCGGTAGCTCCACTATTCGTCCCTGCTGCCGTTGCGCTGAATACCTGATTTTGACCTACCATAATATCCTCCTATCTTAATTGAATATAAAATCCAAGAAGATTCGCATAAACAGTCGCATCCGTAGTCTTCCCGCTTACAAACACGCCAGGATTAACAAGTATGTGTAAAGAAGTAAAAGTATACACACCAAAGCGCACAAGGGCATCTTCAAGCAAGGTCTCGGCTACTACTACTGAACTGTCGCTGGTCGTTTCATAAATAATCACTTCTGCATCTGTTGCATCAGACACATCTTTGTTCGCTCGAAGACTTAACGCCGTGATACAAAATTGCATCCCTGCTCTTGGACGGAAAAAATTGTACGCGGTGTCAGGGGTATCCATTTTCTGGAATGACACCAAATCAGAAGGAGTAACAATTTCTGTTCCATCAGAGGCCACCGATGGGGTTCTGGGAACAAACTCGATCATGTCCTTTGCTCCACGAATTCAATAACACGAACATCTGCCGTTCCTGTCGATACAATGCCATAGATATCACCACGGTAGAAAAACTGGTGATGCTCGCCTCCTTCGAATTCCCACTTCATCTTAATACCGGGGTCGAGAGCTATACCCGAAGCAACAGTCACCCCACTTCCATCACCTATACGCACTACCTGTGCGGAGTTATTCTCGATGATAAGGGAAATGCGTTTATAGTTCTTTACTGCAATAGCAGTTGCTGTGGTTCCTACGCTGACAGCAGCAGTAGACATTATTTCACTCCACAGATGTCCAGCATATGCTTGAGCCTGTGTTGGTAGGTGTGGTTGCCCCTGACCAGTTCATGTCCCTTCTTTGCTATCTCTTCCCTCTCCGTCGAGTGGTTCAAGTAATATGTCGCCTTATCTATTGCTTCGTTTACTCCATCATACACGATAAAATGCTCGTCAGGAACAAAGCCCACATCCTCATACCCTTCCTGGTCCCCGTTGGACATCATCGCTGTCCCCGTAGACATCACTTCAAAGAATCGCATATTGAGGTCGTCGCGTATGCTCACATTAAAACCCAGACGGGACCTAATATAACGCACCGCCATGTCTTCCCAGAAGCCACTGATGGTGAGCCACGAATCAGGGAATGCCTTGAACATAGCATCCAGGTAATTGATCCTGTTATGGTATCCAGGCTCATCAGGTGGGTCTTGCATAAAACCCACAAAGGCGAGATCGTGCTGTTTCTCCAGCCCCCTGTCTCCACAGTGGTGGTCTTTCTCTGGATGCACCATCATCTCGCTGTAATTGGGGTGAGCAGGGGGGTGACACGCCAACGGCAACCAAAAGGCTTTCTCTATACCATCTTCGCGCATCTTTACAGCACCCGCCTTTTGCGCCGTAAATACGTAATCGAAGTCTCTGGCCCACGATAACCTCCTGTCATAGCCGAGGTGTGTGTCTATCAACCATATGGCATTGGGCTTGGGAGGTGTCCAGTCGATATCGTCGCGTCCGTCATCTATCTGTATGTTCAGAACATGTTCTGAGACATTGATACCGGGACGAGAATACCTCTTCATCTCCAGTCCCATTCCGTGACCGTGACCACGGATGTCTCTCAAGGCGTCCCAGACCAGGACACCCGTGCCGTTATTTCTTACCTCTGCATTATAGAAAAGGCCTATAGACATGGCGTAGCGACAACCCCGAAGTTGCCACCGTAGAACTCACTATGGTCTTCAACAGACCATCCTGCGGTAGTCAGTATGTTAGTAAGGCTTTGCGGTGTGAAAGCATGGACATGGGTATAGTCCACGATCATCGTGTCAAGGCGAGATACATCAGGGGTGGTGATCACCATATGACCATCATCCTTCAATACCCTGCGCCATTCTGTCAATGCCTCTATGGGGTCTATGAGATGTTCAAATACGTGGAGGGCGACGATGTAGTCGACGCAATGGTCTTGCATAGGGATATTCAATCCATCAGCGGTAATATTGGGATTAGCGCCCAGCGTCTTCTGCCTTCCTGACCCTGTCTCATTTATCTTCCGCTGGTCTACGCCAATTAACCCCTCAATACGGTCATTCCCGCATCCTACATTTAACCCTCTTCCCTCTCCAAATAATTCGATATGGGCATTCGCCCACTCTCTCTCCTCATCAAATCGTTCTGTATTAGGAATAGGATTATAGGGGATAGTCTTGGAACACAGCGTGTCATACCACTTCCTGACACCGTGTCTACGTATAAGGGCGTTATTTGTCATGTCCTGATGATTGAAGCTGTCCCAGCCAGGACGCACCCTACGGCCCGTCTGCTGGCCTATATGATGAAGATAGCAGCTTCTCTGAACAATCAACTTATATCCTGCGTCTATGATCTTTATCGACCAGTCAAAATCATCCCCTCCCGGCAGGGTCTCATCCAACCCGCCAATCTCTTTGAGCAAATCCGTGCGTATGATCACACAGAAACCAATCAACAAAGTGGATTCATGAATCATAGGTAATTTGATATTCCATAGGTTCTGTGACCCCATCACAAAATTGCTCACAGGACCGACTGCCCCCACAGAAGGATCTGAGAAAGGCTGAACCATCTTACGCCAAAATCCTCCATCATTCGGCAGGAAGACTACATCATCGTTCAACAAACAAACAAAAGGGGTGTCGCAGTTCTTCAAAGCGAGGTTATGTGCAGCCATCCATCCCAGATTAGTCCCCGCGTGGATGACATCAATTTCTCCGAAGTCCGTCCCTGCTACCGCCTCATCCAAATACTGACGAGTGGTGTCCAAACCGTCGTTGTTGATGACTGTGAGGTGATACGGAAATTCAGTATAACGAACCAACGAGTTGAGACAATCATTCAACTGCTTGGGGTTACGGTAAGTGGGTATTTGTATTGTGACAATCGGGTCCATATCAAGCCTTTATAATAGCCATAGCGCCACAGGACTCATCCGATGTCCTAAGAGGGAGCCAGTGGTAATCGTTGATAAAATCAATAATTGCTTCTGTCATCGTAGGTCCTTCTTCCATCTCTTTCTTCGGGTAGTTGGCAAGACCATTATATCCATTGTGGAATCCGTTTGTGTCTTTGAAGGCTACGGTATCGTGCATACAGATGACGGCACCTTCTCTGGTGTACTTGTCCAGGGCTTCCAATTCTTTCTTCAGCGTCCACCCATTGTGATCGGTATCCACAATAGCAAATTCAATCTCCGTGTTCCCCTGTATCTCCAGGTAAGAAACACCCGTTATCCATTCGACATTATCAAGCCGTTTGATATGATCTGGACACTTTCCGATATCTATCGCCACCACAGGAACCATCGAAGCAAGAGCTTTTGTGTTCTTCCCTCCTGCTGCACCCAGTTCCAGCACCCACGAAGGCTTATGTGTCTCGATCAGTTCTTTCACATTTAAATTCTTATCCCAATGCCCCTGGAACATAACATCTCCATATATTCAGGATCGCCCGCAAACATCGTGCATACATCTTCTTCGTCTAATGCTTTTATCAAACAAGTCTGACATAAGTTGTAATCCTTGACCCCCGGCTTACCGTGGTTGATCTGCACATGAAAGCCGCCGTCAGCATCACAGCGAAAACAGGGACTCACACAACCTCCATATATCGCTCGTATGCTTCCGGGTTCTCTTTTCTGTTCCTCTCATAAGCCTGTTCTCCAAACCAACGGGGCCTATGTGCCGCGTGCATCGTTTTCACCGATGTGTCCATATATCTCGGAATACCACTTTGGTGACACCGGACACAGAACATCCAGTCTTCACCACACCCCGTCGAATAAAACCAAGGCTTACCAAGCTGACGGAATACACTCATATTGAACAATACCACGCCAGCACCAAAGCCCAGAGAGCCACCTATGTCTTCGCCACCTATAAGCTGGTCCTTCGGGTAATCCAATACCTGATCGCTCTTGTAAACAATGCCCTTTTCTTCATATACTTCACGGACACGATAGATGACAGGAAGGACAGGCTCTCTGGAGGTGAAAGCCAATGCAGCACATACGGGCTTATTGTGTCTCCATAGACGCAAGAACATCGACCAGTCAAAGAGCATATCATCGTCCCACATCAACAGCCATTCATACCCTTCTGTAAGGGCAGACTCTACAAGGCGCTCGCGAGCAAGACCAGGGAGGGAAAGTCCTCCCTGGTTGCATTGCCCAAATTCAAATATCACATCATCTTTCAGGGTGATCTCAGCGCCTGCATCGTGGTAGAGGTCGAGCTTCCGTAGGCCATTCAATGCGTCTACCTGCATTGCAGAGCCGTGGTTGTCACCGATCCAATTGAGCCATTCGCAGCGTTCCTGCAACCTACCCAAATAGTGACACATCTCAAAATATCTGGGATATGTATTCACATCTGGACCATTATACCACGGGAAGCCCAGCATCACCTTTACTCGCCTCATCCGTAAATCGCCTTCCAGAGGTCTTTAGCCTCTTTTTCAGATAAACCACCGCCCCTATCTTTGTTCCTGATCCAGGCAAGGACTGCTTTCATCGTCGGATCAACGACTTTCACCGTTGCTTTTTTGGCGAGTTTGACTTTAGCCATTCGATCTTTCCCCTATTTGATGAGACCCAACCAGCGCACCTTCATGTAGTCCCAGAAGGTGGTCTGTGTTGCTCGCTTATACCTGTGCCCCTTATGCTTGGAGTACCTATCCGTGCCATTAGACCAAAACAGGGAACGAGGATTGCCATCCTTTACGCACGTATTACACCGCATTAGTTCCCTGCCGTCCAAATCAGCATCTACTGGTCGGATAAACCAAAAGAAGCAACTGTTGTACAGCTTGCTATACACAGGCTCTATCATATCCAACTGCTGCTTTGTTTCCTGGAACTCAAAGCCCAGCGCCTGATATCTCTGATATAGGTCTTGATATTTAGTCTTCCAATCGGTGGTATCAAAGGTAGAGCCATTCCCAGAGTTAAGCGCATGTAGCTCGTCTTTGGATACCACCGATGGAAAACTAACTTTTGGTCCCATACTCATCTTTTACATAGCCCTCACCCAACTACGAAAATACGTATTCGCGCTGGTAGTGATGGTTTCCAAAGCAATCACAGGGCCATACGTGTCGTCAAGGCCTGTGCTGTTGACGCCGAGGCTGGCTACTTCGCCAGGACCACAAGCGTCGTCAAGCGTCAGCGTGACAAAGCTGCCCACACCAAAGGCAAGCGTAGAGGCAGCATACCCGGAAAAGATCACTCGACCGGATGCCGTATCAGCGATGTCTTCAGCAGCAATACCAGCGAAAGAACGGCGATTGTTGTCTTGCGACAATACCGCGTTGTTCCCGTTGACAGAAGCTGCAAGTGTGCAGATAGACACCGCATTGCCCGTGGTGAGGGTTTGTCCCGCCACGTTTGTTACGTCGCCATACATCACTTCAGCGCCTGATTCATTGACCACAGCGGTCTGCATAATTTACCTCCTAAACAACATAATCAATTAGGTTACTCCTGTCAGCTTGCCCAGCTTGCGCCGATTGTTTGCAAGCATATTACCCATGAAGAGGATCTGTGTCACCAACGAGTCCTGGTTGACGGGCTTCTGCAAGCCGTCATCAGCCTGGGTGAAGTTGGCATCTTCGTGGACATACAGGAAAAGGTGGTTCAGATTGAGCACGTAGACCGTCCCAGAAGTGCAATAATCAGACCAGATGAAGTCAGACCCCTTAAACTTGAGGACGTTGATACCTGCATCTGCACCGCCTGCGGGGTTCTGCTCATAGCGCACCTGTGGCTGGAGCAGGGCCTCATACGACTCATGAATGGTTCGTGTCGTAACGAGCAAGTTGGGGCTTGAGTCCGTGCCCTCTGCTCCTTGCGAACACTGGTTCCAGACAGACCGCATCTTGGGAACCAAGTTTACCGCTGCTGCACCCACAGAAGCAGCCACCTTGTTGGCCCACGCAGTATTTGCGGTAGGCACAGAAGCGTAGCTGGTAGTCCCTGTGACTGTTTCAATGGCAGCTTCCAATCCAGTAATATTCTTGGAGGCATTGCCAGTTCCATCAGAATACATCCCTGTGGTGATCACATCGTTGAGAGACTTCGCTGCATTGTTCAGTCGCTCATCCAGCAAGCCAAAGAGCCTGGACTCATTGGACTTGTTGACACGCATCTCGCGTCCTGAGATGACCACAGAGGCAGAGTATTGCTTCCAGGCGAACATACCCGATGTCTGCGTCTGCTTACGCGTGACATCTAGAGCATCGAGATCCTCATAGGATTTCGCCGTTCCATTCTTTGCGTAATCAATGCTGATACGCATACGTTCACCGCCGTCAACGATTTTCAACTGCCCACCAGCACGCATACGTCGCGTCAATGGTGAAGCATCAAAGATGGTGTCCTGCACCACCCCTGTCATCATCGTGTTTTCGAGGGTAGACGCCAGAAGAGAACGAATAGTCCTGGTATCGGTAGTGTCTGTATTAGCCATTGCTAATAACCCTATCTATTGATAGAAGTCTCCGCAGCACGGCGAGCTTTGGACATTACATCAGAAATTCGAGCAAACCCTTTGGGCTTACTGACCTCTTTGTAATCGTCAGGATTATAGAGGTCAGGGAATGTCTCCCCGCCAGCATTCCGCATACCAACGGTTCCGTTGATAGCCTGCCGAACACGCTGACCATTGTTTGCCTTGAACTCCTTGATCGCTTCGTTGCGCCCCTGCTGACTAGCAGAGGATATCAAAGCATCGAAATGCGACAACTTATACAGGTCTTCAAAAGTGAGGTTTTGCTCGTTGACGAGGCGGTTGTAGTATGGCTGCATATTGTCTTTAGCCGTCTGGTTGATATTGAACGTATCACCATCCAAAGAGCCGAAGTCATCACCAAAACGAGCCACGGCAGCTTTGTTGGTCTCTGTCACCTGCTCAGAACGGGCCATCTCATCCAACTCATCTTGTCGGACATATCCGTTTGTTCTCAGGTAGGCATCAAGCAACTCGATCTGCGCGGGGTCTACATTGGCGAGGTTTTCGGCAACAGGATCAGGCTCTGCATCCATTTCTGCTGTCACCTCATCACGCAACGCTTCCACTTCAGCAATTGAATCCCGTAGCTGACGCTGCAACGACTCGTTCTGATTTCCTTGTACAAAGTCGCGCTGCATACCACGGACAACTTCGTAAGCGTTATCGCCTAACTGCTCACGGACTTCCCTCAATACAGTGTCAATACCCGGACGCCCGGAAGAGGTATTCTCGCCTCCAGAACCACCTTCAGCATCCTCGTCGGCACCTTCGCCATCTTGTGGGGTTGTTTCGGTTTCCTGGTCTTCGGTTTCACTCACTTGATCCTCGACCTGTCCTTTCATCTCTGCGACGGTTTCAAGGACTTCTGGAGCGACCTGAAGGGGAATATGATTCATTGTATATCTCCTACTGAATACGCTTCACTTTGAACGCTTTTTTCGTATTAGACTCATTGTCTACGTGGCGTCCACTCTTTCTTACACCGCCCTCCTTGTTCAAGAAAGCGATAGGCTGATTATCTTTGTATTCTCTGGCTTTTTCTTGTTTACGCTGAACATCGGAATGACTGATACCCTGTGGGTTGCTCTGCCCAATAGCGTACTTCTCTACGTTGCGAGCACCACCCTTCTTGTCTCCTGCTTCTACCACATCCATAGCCTTCATGACTTGCTGTCGGTGCCTCTTGCCGTGGATATCAACTCCCAAGCCTTCGTCATAATAGGACTCCTGAATCTGCACGTTACGCGTAAAGGAAAACTGATAATGCGCAAACCCACCACAAGAGCACGGCTTGGGCATCCTCCTGGCTTCAAAAGGAACAATATGGTCTTCTACGGTGTCACAGAATTCACAGTAGTATTCGTAATTAGGCATTATCCCCCCAGTTTTTTCGTTCATTGGTAGTATTCATGACCATTATGCCTTCTTTGTCCCCGGACGATACCTAGCTCTCCTTCTGCGCTTCAGGGTTTCTATTTCCCTTTCAAGGATTTCTTTGTCCCGCAACCCCTTTTGGCGCATGGCTTCTCTATTTTTCCTTGTTATATCTTTGGATTCTCCAGGACCTGGATAGGCTTCCAGTAATCTTCTCATCCGTTTATCGGCACCCGTACTATCTCCAGGAGCTATCAAATGACCCCACTTGCCTTTGGTTTTTCTGCCAAAGGTTTTGTGCAATTCCGTCCTGACGCCTTTGCGTCTTTTTGCGCGGGTCTTATCTCTTTTAGCTGTCTTAAACCTTCTGTTCCTCCTAACTTCTTCACTCAAAATTTCTTCACCCAAACCCATTTGCTCTCTCCTTAGACATTACTGACCTCCTCCTTCGCTACGCACAGCAGCCTCTCCCTGTCGTCCTGCCGTATTGGGACTTTGACTCAACTGCTGCGGATTGAGGCTCTGGTTGCCACCAAGGGGTCCGAAGTCACCGCCACCCGATAACGTCTTGAAAGCCTCTACGGTCTGCGCCAGTCTTAGGGGATCATCCATTACATCACGGATATTCTGCTCAAACTCACTCTCCGAAGCAGGCAACAGGGTCTCCGGGTCTCTGATGTCAAAGCCTCTGCGTAACAGAAGCTCCAACGCCTTGACGATATTGGGAGGGGGCATACCTAACTGGAGATGTGCCGGGATAGAGCCGACGAGAATATTGTATAGATCCAACCAGTTTTTTCGTTCAACGGCTTTCGCTTGCCTACGGGGAGAGACTTCAATTCGAAACTGGTACTGGCCTTTGGCGACTTCTTCGGTGACTTCAGCAAATCGCCAAGTGCGTGGATCAATAAGAAACTGTCTCTCTGGGAGGAACTGCTGATGTAACTGCCAAAATTTCTCCGCTGTCTCAATTTGCATATGCTCAAAGCGTTGGACACGAGCATCCTCTCTGGCAGAGTTCCTCTTCTCTATGATGCTCGACTCCGTGGCTGTCTCTGCGGTGATGCTACTCTGTGGCTGTGGCGTCCCCGCCGTCCTGTCAAAGAAATTCATGATCTGACCGATGAAATTCTGTTTGTCACTTTGCACATCAAAGAAAGGAAGGGGGATGACAGGAGGACCCTGCTTGGTAGACAGACCAGGGACTCCATAAGCAGACTCTCCTGGTGCGTTGATCACCTGATCGAACTCGTCTTTACTCATCAGATCGCTGTCATACAACCACATATTCTTACTCTTACGCATCGTATATAGAGCAGAATCAAAAAACTCGTTGACCAACTGCTGGATATTGTCAGCACCAGCCAATGCCAGGACAGGCTTGTTGAGCCATGTCTTCACGTTATCCTGGAATTTGAGCATGACAGCAGGGTAGTCGTTCAAGAACTTATAAGGCCATTCCTCGTCGTGGCGTAGCAATTTATTATGCCCTTCCGCAATGGTGATCAGCAAATGCCTGTTCTTATTACCACTCACCGGGAAGTCCCGCGCCCATATCTCCCACCCTTCCAGCATAGCAAAGTCGTTGAAAGAGCTATTCTGCGCCTTCCTCCACTCTTTCTCTCCTATGTGTGACAGCCGATGTCGAGAGGCCAAGTCCCTCGTATTCTTGAAAGTAGGCTGTCTCTTCCACCAATACAAAGGAGCACGAATGCGGAAAGCAAGCCATCGCGCATCCCTCATACTCATACCTGCAAAAGGGTCCATCACGAAGTCATCGGGTGCCCACCGATTGCCAAAAGGAGCCTCCCACTTGATCCTCGTATCTACAGCGGGCTGCTCCATATCTGTCAATGCTTCGTGATGCCTGATATGCTCTTCGGTGATCTCTACTATCTCAGGGTGTAAGCTGGGGGTCTGCAACAAGACCATATGTGCTTCGATATGTGCTTCGTGGTCCTGCCATACGGTAGGACGGGTAATCGTCCCGATCATAATAGCATTGTTTTCCATATCGGGGTCATCAATGACGATAGTGCTCGCATCGGTGACAAAGAGGTCTCCCTGGTTCTCCACCACGGCATTCCAACCCAACTTCTTGATGGCATACGGAAGAAGGAAAGCATCCAGAGCCATCATATCGTCTTGCTCTATCTGCTTGGTATGGTCATACCAGTAGTTGGCCTGCCTCTGCACCACATCAGTACCATCCACACTGGCAGCATTTTCTGGCCCTACCATAAACTCCGGGTTCCTGTCCAGCATATTCGCCTTAGACTGGTCGACCCAAGCAAACACCATAGACCCTTTGACACGCTGCACATTGTCAGGACCCATATCCTCCAGGTCTTTCTCTCTCAACCCGTGGGGGATATTATTGTATAACTTGACGACACGAGCACCCGCTTTCATATATGGGTCTGCCCACTCCTGGGCAAGGGCTATCTGACCCCTCCAGAAAGATACCCTCTCTTCATCATTAGTAGGATAATGATCAAGCATCCTCTAACTCCTGTAAATGCTGGTCCACATCAACAATCATATCCTCGACAACAGGGACATAATAGGCTCTTCGCGGGTTCAATCCTGGGTTCATAATCCTCTTCCTGATATCTCCCATCGTCATCACCTGACCCCTGACGGGGTGTGCAAACCTGTTCGGTGCCACAGCACCCATCGCATAATATCTGGTGTCGTCGCACGGGTGGTCCTCCTGCCGTGTGTTCATATCTTCTTTGGGATTGTCCTCGTCACCGTCAAAGACGGCATTCATCATACAACGCTCGAAATTCAAACACTCAGGGCTGTAATACATATGAGGATGGCGCACCATATCGCCATCACCATTCTTCCTATACGCCAGGAGGTCTTTCAAAAACCTCCACCCCGCCAGCCTGTTCTTATTAGCCATTTCCAGACGAAGGCCCGCTTCCCTACGGAACACATCACTGGTCATCCTGTCCATAGGGTTGCCACCAGCCTCTGCCCGCGTATAGAAGATAGACGTATCAGCAAATACCCTCTCCGGCTTCCTACCACGCGTGACAGGGTGGTTCTCTACCATATCCCTGATCCTACCAGCATATTCACTGAGCCACAACCCCTTGCCATACCATTCCCCAATCCTATAGCTCACATTCCTGCCCTCATGCTCCCCAAAGCCCCACAGCCCGAAGCTGGTATAGTCGTTCTCCCCGTAATCCAGGCTACCGTAAAGTTTCCAGTCGTCTGGCAACACCCCGCGATCAAACATCTCCCCATAGTCTTTACAATGAATCTTCGGATCAAACAAGGGAAAAAACTTCCCAAAGAAGACATTGAAGTTGCCATACAGCCACGCCTGCTCCAATTGCTCGTTACCCTCACAAGCCTCCCGCACAGTCCCAGGATACCCCGGATTGGCCTCCAACAACTTCTTGTTCTCCCACAAAGTGCTCCTCAGAAACATACGCGTGCGCACAGTCCCCATATCAGGATCTTTGATCTTTATGATCTCACCACCAGGATGGGCAGGATCATCAGGGATCTTGAAATAATCCTTTATCCATGCCAACCCAGCACCACCAGGATTTCCCGTGCTCCTAATACGCAATGGAACACCCTTTGCCCCCGTCCTATTCGTAGCCTTCATCCTCTTATAAGGACCCCCAGAAGGCCAATGCGGAAGCTCGTCATATCCAATCCACGCATAAGAAAGACCCAGATGCTTCTCCGCATCGCTGTCCATAGCCATATGAAAAAACTCAAGTTGAGCACCACCAGCAAAACGCCACCGCGCAGGAGGACCTTCCCGGAAATCACTGTTAGGCCACATCGTCAGAAACAACTCCTTGCTCCTATCAATCAATTCCCTAAACTGACTAAACGTCCTCCTAAACAACACTCCCTTCCAAGCCTTACCATGCTCCACCACGTCAGCAGCGAAATCCATCAATAACCAGTCACTCTTACCACCACCACGATTACCACCACCAAACAACTCGTCAACCACATAACGAGCATCCAACGCATCCACCTGAAACCCATCCTGTGGCTCCCACTGATCAGCCATTACTTCTTACCCCCAAACATATCCTCGGCTATCTTATGCGGATCAGGCTGCACAGCCTTTGATACCTTACTTTTGGTCATATCTTCAGCAGCACGCACATCCCCTAACTTACCCATCCTATCACCCCTCTGAACCCTCGCCTGCTCAAAATCCTTTGGACCCAATCCCTCCAACTGCGTCTTCCAATTTGCCAAATCTTTCTTCAACTTAGATATATCCCCCGCGTCCATCTCCACCAACCTACTTTTGCCAGTGAAAAATTCACGCCAACTACGCGCACTAAATGTCTCCCCACGGGACCTAATCAACCCGTCCAACTCCGCCTCCAATATCGTTATATCAGCACGATCCGAAGCCCTATTCCCCCCGGGCCACCTATGGTGCACCTCCTCCTCAAAACCACGTAACCGATCCAAACTCTTATTCGGACGAATAGCCGCCCTCGCAGTATTTCTCTGCCTCACACCCTTATCCAATATACCCTTAGCCACCCTATCAAAACCCTTGCCAAACACACCCAACGGTCCACCCAATCCAGGGTCCACCATACCCTCACCACCACCAAACACCACATCTCCAAAAACACCACCAACAGTATCACCCAACAAACCAACACTCAACTCACGCATACCCTTACTAAAAGCATCCGTCATACGAGTATCCAAGACAGGCATATCCTAACTCCCATAAACAGGATACAAATATGGCATCAAATCACAAAACAAACGCAACTTACTCTTATGCAACTTCCAAGCAGGAGGAGGAGAACCCACATATTCAGACTCTTCCCTAAACTCCTTACCAGGAACCCACCCATATGCCACCATAGTCCGAACAGTAGAACGCATATCCTTCCTGTCCACACGAATAGGAACCTCACCCTGATGAACCAATACATACACATCAGGAGTCGACCGATGCTTCGCATTTACATACAAATCCGTCCACCGACTCAAACTCGTCTTCACCTCAACAGTCTTAGGCAATCCCAATATATCCGTCCCACTATCCCTACTAACATATATCTCCCTGTCAATCTTACCACCAGTCAAATATGCAACCATAGACTCACCCAACAAACCCACATAATGATTCACCCAACCCATATTAGCAAACTTTATACTCCTCTCCTGATACGACCGCTTACCAACATTCTGCTTACGTGCCAAATCTTCCAAAAAATCACACTCTACCTCATCCAACAAAACAACATTAGAACATAACTTCTTCATCAAACCCTCCCGAAGACTATACGACACATCAAACAGAGAAAACGGTAACAGTTCGGTAACAGCTTGAGACCTCAATTGGGTGGGATAGTACCCCCAATGACGCAACCAACATAATAACCATTACAATAGAAAAAACCAAATAATTAAAAAATTCCGGGGGGAGTAAGTACCAATGGGAATCGCGACCGCCGGGGGTGCCTACCCCCTCTGGGGTGTGTCGCTGGCGTGGTGGAACGAAATGATAGTGATCTCCTGTGGTATTTGCCATGTGTGTACTGTATGGGTTTGCCCATAGAACATGCCAGAACATGTTCTGGCTATTGGACCAAAAGAAAGGCATTGACAAAGGAAAACAATTTCTTTTTATTATACCTTAGTTGGATTGTTCTTTCTCAATTAAATAGGGTTTTTGGTTAACAAGACAAGGAGTAACGCATGTCAATGTTAATCGAATCCATCCAGAGTGTAGTTGATTTTTGGAACACAAGCCCGGATAAGGCAAAGCAAACGGCTTTCGGAAAGTTGATCTTTGATACCTATTTTGGGAGCGTCAAGATGGGTATGGCGTACGCTGGCATTTTTCTTCTTTTGGCTGTTAGGTCTAATAAAGCTAAAGGCGAAAACATCACAGCGTACGCCTCCGAAGTAGGTTTCTCTGACCTTGCACCAAACACAATACAAGATGCCTATAAAATTGCCCGTGACAATTTTAACATACTGGGCGATTATGAAAAGGTTTCCCTTGTAATGAGCAAAGACATTGTGCTTGCAAAGTTTTTTGGTGCAAGATTTTCTCCTAAGAGTCAAAAACTTTTCGTACCTAAGTCCAAGGGCGATAAGGCGAAATACTTGACTAAAAAGGGAGCCTTGAACACCAAGGGACTAGAGATAATGAGAGATGCTTATCTGAACAAGGTCAATGAAAAACTGGATGGGAAAGGGACACAACGGTCTCAAAAGAGTACGCAGCGTTATCTTAACTCTTTTGGACCTAAGAAAGGTGGTTCCAGGGGTCCTGATTCAACAAAGAACCAAAACAAGAAAAAAGATCCTTCCCTTGATGCGTTTCAACATGTGGCTGAAGCAATCGCTCAATTAGACAAAATGGACACACTGGACGAAGATGAAACATCTAGCCTTGTGCAATCCATTGAAACATTGTGTGATATCGTTTGTGAATGTGCCGATCCTGTTGTAAAACGTACCGAATTACTGAAAAGATTAAAACAGGCTAGCTAGTTCAGCAGTTAACCGGTTAACCGAACCCTATTTAATTTAAAAACCCCTCTCAAATTGAGAGGGGTTTTTTTGTGCCTATTCCACAAGCTCACCTAATACAAGCGTATTTACAGAACATGTTCTGTATGAAGTCTCAACCCCGTGATTTTTGATAGATTGCATCATATATTCCACTTTTTTGGTCAATAACGTCACACTACTATTAGACAAACTATCTATTCCGTGTCACTATCGGCTACTATCGGACCAATATCGGCATATCCCCACTTTTTGACCCACAAAAGCACACAGCCAAAATCTACAAACCGTGTGCTTAATTGTGTTATCTGTGTGCGATCGTTCTACTATCGTGTTGTGTGTGTGCATCGGTTTTCATTGTGTATTCGGTTAATTATATGGCTACACAGCTATGCTGTCGCTTATTGTGGTGTGTGTGTATTTGCTATTGAGAGGGGATATTGTTTCTTTACAGGTAGTTGTGTTATTATGTGATCGGGAGTATAGGGGGTTTCATCTGGTGTTTGTATGGGTGTATCAGTGTCTTGAATCGCACCTGTAGGGCGGGTCTCAGAGGAGTGTTGGCTGTCTTCTTGTTCTGTAAATTCTGCTTCTGTGGCTTGTTGTTGTAGTTGGTTTCTCTCCAGTCTACGCTCCAGCCATTTCTTATAGTTCTTGGGTGCTTGTGGAGGTAGTTGAGGTGGTTTGAGTTCGATTTCCTGTGTGATAAGTTGTTTCTGACCAAAGGCTTGATTTCGTGTTCTTTCGAGTATCCAAGACTTGGCTTGCCATCCTTTGTCTCCGTCTCTGATCTCGTTTACCAGTTTGATCTCACCTATTGCTTTTGCTTCTTCTACTCTATCTTTGAAGTTGGTGTATTTGGTTTTCTCTCCGGAGGAGTAGTCTTCTTCTGCTTTGCGTAGCCAGTGGTAATATGTGTGTTCACGGATACCGCCAGCGAGACACGCTGTCTTGATATAGTGTCCTTTCTCTATTACAGAGCATATGCGTCCGAGCATCGTCTGTGTAATGGTTATTTTACCGTGTGTTATGGAGGGCATGTCCTTGCCTTTTGGAAAGGGCTTCAAGGTATGCGAACAAGGCTGGAACAGCAGGCGTATGCGCATCGGCACACACGCACCGTTTAGTTACATACCCGCACGCCTTACATATGGCAGACGTATGCGCATCGACTGGCTTCTGCCAGACATCTATTGCTTCTCGCAAGGATCGGTGTTGTTTCTTGTAGGGAAACGAAGAAAGCCCTTCTTTATTGGAATGGGCTTCAAGGTAGTCGAGTCTGTCTGAGTCTTTAAGGGCTTCTGCCAGCCTTCGTTGCAAAGTTTGGCGCTCTGTCTCCAGACGAATGATGTCGTTGACATATACATCTATCTCCTCTACTAAGTCCAACTCAAGTTGGGGTTTATTGGTACGTGTCTTCATACTGCCTGATCTCCTAGGGAGACTTGTAATATACAAAAGTCTGTAAATGCGTCAATCTATCACAAAACTATCACAAAACTATCACAAAACTATCACATAGACGTATAAACGATAAGGAGGTTAAGCAAAAATGTCAACGGCTTTCTGACTGCCTTTGCACACCTACCCAGTCCTGCCTCGTTTCAACCCTGATTTTTCCCCACCTGCTACGACTGCAAGTATCTTGTTTTGCGCTTGCGCCAGTTCATATCTGATATTCTTTGGAACCCTATTCCACCTCTCGGCAACGAGAACAATACGTTCAGCTACACGGTCAGCCCTCTCGCCGACAGGCATGAAACTCCACGCATTGCCCATCGGATCACCAGAGAGGGCGTGTATCCGCGCATCCAGAGCAGGAGTAGACATCTTTGGAAGCGCACCGAATTCTTCTACCCGTTTGTCTATCATCTCAACAAAACCCATCACCATCTCTCCTTTCAATTAATTCAGGCATCACGCCTCCACAAGGATAACAGGTGCATCATAGTCTGCGGGCATCTGTGTCTCTATGACGGGGATGCCCTTGTAGACAACCTTACTGAACGTAGGTCGGTCTTCTACCTCTTCTGCCGGATATTCTTCGGGATGATCCTCTTCGCTCGTCTGAGGGGACGTGAGAGCCGTGTAGACCCTATACGCTGGTGGCACCAGTTCAATGACAGCTATCTTCTTGCCCTCCTGCTCCGCCAACTGCACCTCACGGCGCACCCAAGTGATGATCGGTGTATCCTTGACGAAAGGCCACTCGTAATCTGTGAATGTGTTGCCATTATGTATGTTCATACAACCTCCTATGTTATGGTGATACCTAGGGGACCCCTAACTTTCCGGTAGGTATCACCACGCTGTATCACGTTAATTTACAGTAGTTTAAGGAAAAAAAAGACTTGACAAAAGTGTAATATTTTGTTATATTATGGTAGTTCAGGAATTTCACTCAATTAGCCCTGAACTATTTTACTACTTAATTGAGCCTCTCAATCAAGTTCGGTGACTGGAGTGTTATTCCAGAACATGTTCTGAGCGAGAAAATAATCAAAGGTTTTCTTCTGGTCTTCTCCTGACAATGAAGATCAAGCCTCTCCCTGCCTGAACAGGGAAGAGGCTGACAGGGATAGTCACAAGGGATGTTCACCCATCACCCTGTGATACCCATCACCTAATGAGATGCTTGGTGGCAGGAAGCCAGCAACGGGTGCATTACCTCTGCATATGTGGCTGTGAGACAACCAAACCGTGACGATGACACCATCTCTAACCCCTCGCCCAAGATGGCTATGGCGAAAAAAGGGCTTGAAAAGCCCAGAGGCGACGATGGATAGCACAGGGTTCAATCCACAGTGAGCGCAACCTCAACATATATCAGAGCAGGATGCAAGGCATTAGTATGAGATGCCATACGACCTCCCTTTATGGGAGCCGACCTGAAGCAACCAAAATGGAGAGTGCCAATAATGGGCACGATCTCTCGCTTAACACGACAGGAGCCGCAAATCCCGTCCATCTCTCCTTCTGACAACAGACCTATCGGGGCAACGGATGCGACTAGCAACCGCAATAACCAACTGGTCCCAGAACATGTTCTGATGGCAAAGGAAGAGAGGATGCGGAGCAGGCCCAACCCAGTGAGATGAGCGAGCATAGTGAATCCTAATCTCGACCCGTTCAATCGGGGGTGTGGAAACGTCGAAATGCCCCACAAGTCAGCACCTTCTTGTGGTGTGGGGTGTTGAAACAGGGACTCCTTCAGAACTTGTTCTGATCCCTGTGGACTAACGCTGATAAAAAACAAGGAGATTCACATGAAAATGATGCAAACCACGATCAGCCGAGGCGATGGGCAAGACGATGAAGTGCTTGCGACACACAAGGGCATCAAGCCTAAGCGCGTCACCTTATCAGTGGACAACGGTGACGGATTCGGGTGGCAAGACGTTTACACCACCCAGACACTGTATTATGAAGCCGAACTGTTCGCCATCAAGAAATTCCTCAAACAGCATCCCGATGCCGTCTACTGCGAATCCTTTGCATAGGAGATTCACAATGAGAACAACCAAAGCGATGTCTTTTCTTAAGAAAGACATTGCATTTGCCCTCGATGTCGCAGAAACGAAAGCCTTGTTGCTTAAACAGGCCAACCACGCGCGAGAAGTTTCGGAGCAGGCATTTCACATGGGCGACACCGAAGACGGGCATCGTTGGTATATCGCCTACATCACATTTGCCTACGCTGCTGACCGCCCCTGGAACAGCAGATTGTTTCAGGACATCGCTTCATACGGTAACCTCAGCCGATGGGGTTACTTTGACAGCGCTCGATAGCCCACATCGCTGTGAAACCCAAGGGGGTGAGTGAAACTGCTCACCCCCTTTTCTATAAGGAGAAGCGAATGACTTCCAAACAAATATCTGCCCTGAGATCCATCGTAGAGCGTTATGGTGGCACGTATGACAGCACAGACTTCCCTACATCTGGAGGACTTCAAGGGCTTCCAGATGGGTACGTCAGTGGGTGGGTGAAGAATGGGCTGGGAGAGAATCGCATCTATATTGGTTGCTCGGATATGTTGGAAGAAATGGGATGGGATTCTGTCGTACCCGCCATTTGCGCCAACAAAGGATGCGATTATACAACGGGTATGGAACCTGATCAGGACAGAGGATGGTGTGAAGAGTGCAGAACCAACTCAGTACAATCCTGCCTTATACTGGCTGGGGTTATCTAAGGAGCGATAAGCTCATAAAAAGGAGTTGATATGTTTGATCCATTCCACACATGGAATGACACAGCATGGGAAGCCATAGAAAACCACGTTGACGAAACCTTTGACCTAGGGAACCTTGAGCCATTCGAACTCCCGTTTAAATCAATGTGGGATGCCACCGAAAAAGAAATCATTGATCACGCAAAGGAAACCGTAAAACGGTATATAGATTCTAGGAGGACAAGATGAAACAGACCGCAACGGAAACGCACCACAACCGTCAGCTTACTCTAAATCGTATCGACATGTTATGCCGGATGCTCACTGTTCAACGATTGCAAACCGATCCTTGGGGGTGGGAGCGCATTCTGGATCGCATCAATAAACTGAACGACACCTACCGCGTGATGACTATGTTGGTGAGAACAAATCGCGACAACCCTTTGAAACCATAGCCATTGTACGCGTGAGATCCAATCATTACATGCTTGGGGATGAGTGAAACTGCTCATCCCCTTTTCTATAAGGAGATATGATGATGGAAAAAGAATACGCTGAATCAATCGAAAGAACGGGAGCACTCATCGCTTCCTTCGCAGAATTCACCAATCTGGCGATGAAGAAACACGGACTCCGACCAGAAGAACTGGTGCGCACGGGGATCACCTTCGCGGCACTCGTAACAATCGCCATGTTCGACCCCAAATACGGGGAGATAGACAGATTCATCAAGGCTAGTGTGGAGGCGTTTGAAGAGGAGACAAACCTGATAAAGGAAGAATTCGAAACTGTGAGATACTTCTTCGGTAAATAGAGGAGACCCAGAACATGTTCTCAAAAGCATTCAAGATAATATCGTGGTGGTGCACAATGCTGTGCTTAGGATGGTGTCTGGGGTGGCTACTCGTATGGGGCTGCTCGTAAAGGAGGACGAAGAATATGAAAGCGATAGAGGAAAACTGTGAGGAAGAGGTATGGATTCACTGGCAAAAGTTGATAAGCCTTGGTGTTATTCGACAGAAAGAACCAGTTTTCACAATAGTGGATCGCGTTCTCAAAGTAGAGGAGGACGGCGACTACGGTATGGGCAAGACGATGAAGTGCTTGCGACACACACTGGAAAACCTGACAGATAGAGAGGATTCACGATGGCACATGCAAAGAAGCATCGACAGGCAGAGAAACTGCTTAAAGATGCTGACCGTACCACTTCAGTAGAAGAGGAAGCGCTACACCTCGAAATGGCGCACGTAAATTGGACGATCATTTACGTAGAAAACTGTGAGAAAGAATGGATTCGCTGGCAAAAGGGGGAAGACAATGACAGCGACCTGATCACAGTGCACGCATTGCCCATCGGATCAGTGGAGGGCGAACACAAAACAGATAGGGAGGATTCACGATGACACACGCAGAGAAGCATCGACAAGCAGAGAAACTGCTTAAAGATGTGGAGCGTACCAGACGGATGCATGAGAACAAACGTCGGCACTATTCAGTTGTCAAAGAACAGACCTTCTGGAGCTACTTCGATCAGCACCACTCCCACCTGACAACGGCTATGCTCACGTGCCAGTAAAAGGAGATTGATATGTTGAACAGTAAAGACGAGAACAGCATCATCGCTTACCACCACCTACTCGACTTCTGTGTCAAGGTGGAAGTGGGGATGGTAAACATCGCACAGACGAAAGAACGCATCATATATGCCATTGCAACCGAAGAAGAGCCACACGTTGTTCAGTTTCTGGAACAGGCCCTGGAATACGTGGAAAACTGTGAGATCGAGTGGCTCAAGTGGCAGAAGGAGGGAGACCGTGTATCCGCAAATGGATATTGACGACAACCTGATCACAGTGTTCGAAGTGGCGCGTCTTACCCTACGGTCACGCATGATACATCAGATAATAGCAGAGGAACTGGACCTGTCTGATGAAGCGATGGCTGAATTGCAATTCTACACCGAAACAGTTCTGGAAAAGGAGGAACGAAGGGAGAGATAACCAACCGGGGGGACTTACAATATAACACATATCCCTCTATAAGTCAAGTAGTTAAACCAGAACATGTTCTGATGAAAGGAGAAACACATGCAACTGGAGATGGCACGGCTGGCGCTTGAAAGCGCACTCTACGAACACAGACAGAAGATCATCGAGATAAACGATGAAGAACTGTCTCTGTGTGAACGCCTACTCAGACGCTTTGACATGCTGGACGAAGACAAAGCGTACGTGGGCAGAGAATATGATGACGATTTCCGCCCCAAAAAGGGAGACATTGTGCGAGCCAAAGAGATAGGAACAGAGGGCGAGATGGGAGGCAGACTACCCTCTGGGTTCGCAATCATCCACTCAATAGAAGAGAAAACACTACACCTCGAATGGCTGTGGGGAAGCAAGGTATTCACGGGCGGGAGAACCCCCGGAGAGACCAACTGGAATTCCGTCAAAGAAGAACTTTTTCATATCATGCGGTCAAATTTATCGACATAAAGGAGAGCACTCACATGGCAACAACATCAAACAACACGCAGACCGTGACTGTCCAAGCAGCAGCGAAGGAACTGGAAGAAGCCCTCAAGCTCCGTGCCCATGACCAGCAGAACATCCTGTTTGAGGGGCCACGGATCATTCTCCCGGCTCATTACCGCAACAACCCCCTCGCTGCCGTGAAGGACATCGAAGAGTATTACGACCACCTGGAAGACGATGTCGAGTCTCGCTTTACTGTGATCGGACACCCCTCGGACACCCTGAACGCCTTCACCAAAGGCATCGAGTCCACCTTCGGGACAATTACGGGATCGTCACACACCGTCAATACCCTGATCGGCCCGATGAAGATCCCCGGTCAGTCCCGGTCTATCCAGATCGGGTATGACGAGACCCTGACCGTCCCTTACGGGAACATCAAAGTTCCGGGGCTTCCTGTCTCCCTCAACGTGAACGTGAAGGACAACCACGGCAACCCGATGGAAAGTATGCTACTGGTCCAGGCCAACTTCAAAGCCATCTACCAGCCTCTGGTGGACGACATTGAAACGAATACCCGCAAATGGCTCACCGAGAAGCCCATCTTCCTGCACAAAAGCATTGACTCTGCGTACAAGTTCCTCAACTTCTCCGGCTTCGATCCCGAAAGCATCATCTATTCCAGGAATGAACAGAAAGACCTGGATGCGCTGGTGTATGCCCTTATCAGGGACCAGAGTGGGTGGGAAGAAGAAGGTCTTCGGTTCCGTCGTACCATCCTGTTAACAGGCGAATACGGTGTTGGCAAGACGGCAGCAGCAGCTATCATCGCACAGATGTGTCAGAAATATGGGAAGACATTCATTATGGTGCGTCCCGGCGACGACATCGTGATGGCCTTCAATGCAGCGATGACCTATCCTTCCTGTGTGGTCTTCTTCGAAGATGTGGACCAAGAACTCTCTGGTGCTCGCGATGAACGCGTCAATGCCATCCTCAACACCATTGACGGGGTGCTGTCGAAAGATGCAGAGGTGATGACTATTCTGACGACCAACCACCCTGATCGCATCCAGAAACCTATGATGCGATCAGGAAGGATCGACAGCGTGATCAAGCTGGGTAGCGTAGATGACCGCGTGATGGGTGGGATCGTGGACTACCACTGCAAGAAAACGGATGACTCCATCAACATCGAAGACCTACTTCGCGTTGCTGACGGGTTCCCTCCTGCCTTCCTAGTGGAGATGTGCAAGCGTGCCAAGCTGTATGTGGGACGCGGTGGAATCATCAAGCAAGAGGATCTGGTCGATGCGATCAAGTCCCTGTACTCGCAATACAAGATGATGCGTGCTGACGAAGTGGAGTTCACTTCACCCATCGACACCACCCTGAAGACGCTGGTGAAGGACACAGTGTCAGAGGTTGTCGAGAGCCAGTTCGAAGAGTTCGACTTCTTCGAAGCAGTCCGAGAGAATTAAACCTCCACCACCACCGCCCCCCTGCCTATTCCCCTACGGGGCAGGGGGGCTTTAAGCTCCCCACGAAAGGAGAAACAATGAGATGCGTGAAGAAAGGAGACCTCGTAGAACGTGTCTCCAATGACAAAGCACACGCCATGGTGTCCACGGGAGGATGGGCATATTGTCCAAAAAATAAATGGAAACGAAGGAGAGGCAATGGGAGAAGTAGTCCTGAAAAAAGAGGGAAGAGTCAGGTTCGTAAGGGGGAATAGGTATCGGGTGTATGTCGGGGACGATATGGTATGGGAGATCCTTTTCTCTGGTCTCCCGGCATTCATGGAAGGGCTGAAAATATTCAGAGAACATGTTCTGATGGAGGAACAAGATGGATAAAATACCTGCTGAAATTACCAAAGGAGAGATGTTCGTTTACAAGTGGCAAATGTCTATGCTCGGACACTTCTTCACCCTGCTGGCAAATGCTATGGCACGGGCAGATCCGGGTAACAGCGACAAGCTGATGCTTGCATACCCTGAAGAAATGGCAGCGATGATTCTCTTCAGGGAAGAAGAAGGATGGTGGCCTGATGCCTGTGTGCGTATCAAAGAAAGGATGGATTATGAGTACCCCAATGCAAAAAGAAGCCCTGAAAGAAGCGTTTGATGTCCTTGGAGAACAAGGTGACAACGAATCCATGGCTGCTATTGTCAAGCTCAGAATCATATTTAACAAAACACTGGACCAACCAGAGCGTACGAACATAGCCATCACAGCTTTTCAAAGCCTGCAAGAAGACAATATCCTGGAAAATCACGGTATTCACGATGTCGATGTAGTGATACCGGACGGATGGGGAAAGAAAGAGTATGTCATCTGTGGTGGCTGTGACGAAAGGATGGAAGAATCCAGCGCATATTATTCTGAACGTGGAGACGAATACTATTGCGGAAACTGCTATGCTGAATACTACACCTCCTGCGATGCTTGCGGGGATGAGTTAGACCGCGACAATGATGTTCACTACGTAGGAGAGAAAGAACTTTGTGAGTCATGCTACGAAGACAAAAAGGAGGAAGCACCATGGCTCTGACACAAGGAGACCTCGACCATTTCATTGGCACCACACAGTGGTTCAAGCATTTTCTCGGATATCTATACACCGAAGGCGTCCGGCACGTAGCAGAGGAGGGAGAGGCTTATTGGCTGCTGGACGCCATCTTTTCGTGGCAGACCCCTACGCTCAAGAGCTACGAGCATCAGTTCTGGAGCCTTACAGTGACCCTTGAGGACGAAACAAGGAATGCCACGCTTCAATGTGTGTCTGACACCCTTCCATATGGGGAAATTTTAGCGACACAAGAGATAGGATACACAGATTTCCCTATGGACCACATTGAACTGTGGTTCGCCAACAACGTGCTGTATTTACCTTCGGAACATTGATATGATCACCGAATACTTCATCCAAATCAATACAAGAGGATACCTCGCAATGACATGCTGTATTTGTGAAGAAGAGATCGAAGTGGAACCCCTGTCGGGGTGGAGTGAAGGATACAACGCCGACCCAGTGGTGCCTGAAGGTAGGTGCTGTAACAACTGCGACGCAGACGTGGTAGTGCCAGAGAGGATGCGCCGTGTTATGCAAGGCAAGCCACAGCGCACACACCTGTAAAGGAGGAGATGATGGTGGAAGCAAAGAAGGGACTGAAAGAAGCTGTTGACTTCGTGCATGAGCAAAAAGATTCTGTGGAAATCACACAGGACGCGAAGGGAAACTACAAGTTCATCGTCAAAGCATACTTCAACCCAGACCAAGAAAAGGAGACCCTGCTCAGAGTGAAACGAATCATGAAATCGCTGAACAAAGACTTCAGCAACATGTAATGCGCATACATATGCGCATAGGAGACAGACATCATGTATGAAGAAGACACCTTAATAGCCAAAGAAGAAGTCATTGATATGATGAAAAGTAAACACTTAAACTCCTGGCTTTTGATAGGTGCTGGACCCGATGGAACAGCACACGCCATCTACGGAGACAGGAGGTCGATTGCCTACTCTTTCATCAAATCATTATCCATCATTCCCGGACTACAGGAACTGCTGGAAAAGGCATTGGAGGCTGCTATGGAGACAATAAAAGAATGCGGTTCCCTCATGGAGGTAAACGAGCAGGAGCAGGAAGGCCTAATCCGTGGAATGAAAGACTTCACAAAATCACACTTAGAGTCCCAGAAAGGATTTATAACAGACTGGTCAAGCGTGCAGAGTCCAAAGGGCAAGGACTGAGCTACACCGTAGTAGAAATACTGAATCGTATCTCAAAATTCCTATAAGGAGACAAAAAAGATGACAGCATCAAAAGATGAAAGACCAAAAAACTACACCTTCTTCGGTGGTGTACGTGTTCCTGTCCCGAAATGGTTGGCTGTGGACCTCGCTGTTGCACGCCAATATTCAAACATGACCCGTCCACAGGTCTGTAATATGATCAATGACGCCAATGGAAGACATCCGACTAATGGGGCACTCTCTTCTATCGAAAGCGGTAAGACGAAAAAGATAGGGAAATTGCTGTTGAACGGAGTGATTCAGTTCATCGCCAACTTTGGCCCCCCTAAATTGGCGGAAAATGTAGACAAATATGAGGATGCTGATGTCGTCAAAGTGAAGAAGTATGAAGCCTTCGCTGAAATTGAGACGCTCGAAAAAAAAGTCAATGAATCTGAAGATCGGCTGGACAGGATGTTCGCTGCTTTTGAAGACCTGGATGCCGACGAACAACAGATCATATGCACTCTGACAGAAAGACTTGCAAAGGCCAGCAAGGTGTCTGCTGCTGTCCAAGAGTTCACGGAGAAACACACGGCATAACCGTGTATATTATGAGACCCATATCGTGTGTGTGAACCGTTATGCCTATGAGACCCAGACTGTTCATGTGAAAATAATCCTTGACATGGAGGTCCATGTGTGTGTATCATGAAGCACACTAAAAAATAGGTTGCCGATAAACTTGATATTATATATCTTTAATATCGCAGAATTAAGAGCCAATAGTAAAAAGGGTGTCAAGTCCCTTCGGCAACTATTGGCTCTTTTTCTGTTTCATAAGGAGGAACTGTGGCTCTCCTCAATAAAAACGCCACCGTATCGGCTACGTTACAGCGCCTTGACCCTCGATGGGTCTCGCCTAATACCACGGGGGGGGATATGCGCATGTACCATGAAGTCTAACATGTACAACATTTACCTCTTCCTGCAATTAATGGATAGCGAAGCAGGGATAGCGAAGCGTGGGGTACATGTACCATGAGTAAGACGGTAAGGGAAGAAAAGTATTTCCTTACCTTTTTACATGAAAAAAATTAGGTCGGTTCTGAGAAAAGAAAACCGTTCTCCTAATGAGACCCACCCTTTACATGTGAACCATTTTACTCATGAGACCCGTCATTTTTATGTGAACCATCTTACTTACCAACCCAACCTCAGGTGTGAACCATAGCCTTTATGTGAACCATATGCCTTATGAGACCCGTCATTTTTATGTGAACCATTTTACCTATGTGAACCATAGCCTTTATGTGAACCATAAATCTCTTGAGACCCGTCACATAAATGTGAACCTTTTGCCCAACGTGAACCGAAGCTTGAATGAGTCCCAGAGCCAGCATGTGAACCGTCAAACAAGTGAGAACCAAAGTGTGTGTGTGCTTAACCGTTAAGCATTATGTGACCCAGAGGTATCATGTGAACCATACTCATCTTGATACCTATATTTATTATGTGAGCCAGTAACCGTTTGAGAACCAGTTATCGAATGCGTTTTCCCAGAACATGTTCTGAAAGGAGAAAGACATGCAAGAGAAAGAGATCAGGCTGATAATAGACAGCTTCTATTCCATCCAGCACCTGCGCATAGAAATAGGCAACAGAATGAAGATGCTGGTGCGAGACTACCCAGAAGAAGTAACGGAAGAAAAAGCAGGTGAGTTACACGAAATGATCAGTGGCAACCTGATTCGTACAGAAAAAGAGATAGAGAAAAGGGTGCGTGCTTTTATCAAACCACTACCCCTCTACCAACTGTGGCTCAAGCCACACGTAAAAGGGATAGCTGAATTGCTGGGTGGTGCCCTCATTGCTGCCATTGAAGACATCGGTAAATTTGACACGGTGTCCAAGCTGTGGATATATTGTGGCATAGGGCTAAAGCCTGCCCTGGACAAAGAAGGTAACCCATTACTCGATGGGGATGGCAACATCCTATATGAGATACAGCGCAAGAAGAAAGGAGAAAAGATAAACTACTCCCCTTTCCTGAAAACCCTGTGCTGGAAGATAGGGGAATCATTCGTGAAGACAGGGACGCGTGGGTTCTACGGGGATATGTATAAGAAATACAAAGAAAGGGAGACAAGGAAACAAGCAAGAGCAGGTGTTCAGATCGTTGCTGAAGGGGATGCACAAAAGCTCAGGAAGGAGGGGAAGAAAGCAATAGGTAAGGCACACATACATAACAGGGCCAGGAGAAAGGCTGTTAAACTGTTCCTGAGCCACCTATGGGAGGTATGGAGAGAGATAGAAGGGTTGCCCACGCGTGTCCCCTATGTGATAGAGCATCAGCCTGACACGGGAGTGACACATCATTACATTGATCCACCGGGGTGGCATCTGGAAAAAGATAAGGGAGACTAAAAATGGCAGGGACATAGGCAGAACTTCCTGCTAATGACAGCTTGAAGAAAATTCTGTCAGTTTTTATTCCGGTCTGTCACCAGTTGCATTTTTCTTAGAAAAATCTTGCGTTATACGTCCTCACTCAAACCCATTCGGTTTTATGCAATCAACCAAGGAGAGAGCAATGGAAAACGTCATGAGCTACGATGAAGCGTTAGAGAAATATAGGAGAGGTGCTGGAACGATGATCACTGGTCCAAACGTCAGTCTGAAAGAATGGGCGCGTATCGTGGACGTTAAATTGTCCTTTGCCTACGAGTTGTCCCGACACAACCGCATCGAGGGGATGTTCCGGGTGGGAAAGTTCATCCGGGTGAATTTGCCTGCTTTTTTTGCAGCAAAAGGCATTGAGCCATGGAATGACACAGCAGAGGAGCTTACCGAATGAAAGAATACATCATCACCTCAACAGAAGAGACGGAAGATGTGAGCGTCACGGTGAAGAGGAAGGACGAAGACGGACACGCCGTCCTATATGATATGCCTCACATCATATACCATTCACCCACTGGGCTGGAGTATGGATACGGGGGGTCAGGACCAGCAGACCTCGCCCTGTCTATCCTGGCAGACTTCTTTGAAGAAGAGCCACCGCGTCGCACACACAGTAAGTTCTACGACTTCAACCCTCGGTGGATAGAATGTCAGGTGTGCGAAGGGCGTGGCTCTACCAGAGCATCTGCGACTTCGACTACTGAGACCTGCTCTGACTGTGATGGAGAGGGAGGAAGGAGCAAGTCCTGGTATTGCTGGATCAACCACCAGGATTTCAAGTGGGACTTCATCGCAAAGATGGACAGAAATGAAGGGTTCGTCATCAAGGACACCGATATCAAACAGTGGCTTTCTACGCGCGTGAGCGAGAAAACTGTTTCTTGACAACGGGAAATGTATTTCGTATATTGGGGTATGCAGAAATACCAGATCATATATGCTGATCCCCCGTGGTCAGTAGGTGCGACCAATCAGAATCCCAGTGGTCGCCGTCACGTATCACCCTACCTTGCGATGCGACAATGTGACATCTTTGATCTGGATGTAGTTTCGCTTTCGCACACGGACTGTTGCCTGTTCCTATGGGCGACAGCCCCCCTCCTTCCTGAAGCGATCTATGCCCTCAAAGCCTGGGGCTTTGAATACAAGACCGTTGCCTTTACGTGGGTGAAGAAGAACAAGAAAGCATCCTCTTGGTTTTGGGGTATGGGATCGTGGACCCGGAGTAATCCTGAATACTGTTTACTTGGTATGAAGGGTTCGCCTAAAAGAGTATCCAGAAAAATTCATTCCGTAATAGACACACCCATCGAAGCTCATAGCAAGAAGCCAGATAGTGTGCGTGATAAAATCGTTGAATTATGTGGTGATGTGCCACGCATAGAGCTTTTTGCGCGAGAAAAAATTTCAGGGTGGAATTCATGGGGAAACGAGGTATGACCTATCCACCACCGGGAGGAGTCTCCTGATTCGCCCTTGGGGTGTGCTCCCGGTGCGTGTTGACATGTCGCACCCCAAGGGTTTAATCTCAGAACATGTTCTGAAAGGAGGTGAAGACGTTGGGCAAAATCAGAGATGCACGCCAGTCCAAAGGGTTGACCACCCATCAAGTAGCAGAATATATCAGTTCAACAGATCGAGTGGTTAATATGTGGGAAGCAAAAGACACCGTGCCTTTTCTGCGTCCTGCCCTCTTGCTGTCCAAGTTGTACGGCATCCCCGTCAAAGAGATGTGCGCGTGGGAAGATGGGGACAACAGCCTCAAGGTGCCACGCTGTCAAAGCTAATGGGAAGGGCGCGTAGAAGTGGGGAAAGCAACAGGGAGTGCGCGTCCTTCCCTTTTCTATTTTTGTGTTAACATGGATATAAGGAGAAATAAGAATGATCCGTGGTAAAGAACCCACCAACGAATTTGTCAACCATCCCGAAGGACGCTTCTCTGGTATCGTGTATGCGTGGAAGTTCATGGGAGATAAGACAGACCAGTGGGGAAATGAAAAGAAACGGGCTATGCTCAGAATTGAATCGTCTGACTGTATCATTGGTGAGTCGGACACAGAGAATGAAGAGCTACTCGGCCTACCCTTTACTGCTGCTATCTTCCACAGTATTTCTTTCGGTAATCATACGAGCAGAAAAGGCACCTATGTGCCGATGATGCAAAAGATTCGGGAGGTTATCACAGACCACACCCTCACCGATGACGAGTGGTATAACTTTGACCCGTGGGAACTGATGGATGTGCGTGTGCGCTACCGTGTAACACACACGCCAAAAGATGACGGCAATGGGGTATGGGTCAACTGTGAGATCCTTGAAAGGCAGGATGACCAGACGATAGGAGACCGTGTAAACGAGATAGATATCAAGGAACCCCCAGAGGAGGAAGCGCCAGAGTCACAGAGAAGCGGTTCGGCTCCATCCAAACCAAAGGACAGGGGCAGAAAACCGCCCCTTCCTGGGACTATGAAGCCCTCTATAGACCAAAGGAAGATTGATTACGCCAAAGAAGTGGTCCGTCTGTGCGTGGACAATAACTTGTACACGGAAGAGAACGCTACGGATATCAACGGATGGCTGGACGAACACGACTTATCTGTCCGTGAATTCGAAGACTGGTATGGCCCAGCAGAAGCCATGATGAAGGAAAAAGGCATCGCATTACCCACGGCAGAGGTCCATCCTCTGTCCCAATCATACGACGACCTACCTTTCTGAATGACCAAATCAGCTTTAAACTGGACAGGAGAACAGCGTGAATCAACCAGCGGTGCAAAGCGTGGACTCGGTACAGACGATGTATGAACGGGCGTTGGATCACATAGTAGGGATACAAGCAAACAGGATAGCTCTGGGTCTTGATCTGATCAAGATAGAAGAGGCAAGGGCGTGGGGTGATCTGGGCTTTGGCTCCTTCGCACAATTATGCGCAGCCCCCATTCCCTCCGGGGGACTGGGACTCCAAAGCAGGGTTCGTCAGACCACTATGCAGGTCGCTCGCGTCTTTGTCCTCGATATGAAGCAGCGTCCAGCAGACCTTGTGCACATCTCTTTCTCCAACCTACAGCTACTGGTCCCCTTCGTAACAGTGGATAATATCAAAGACATACTGTCCGATGCCCTCGCTCTGTCTGCTAACGATGTGCGGGAGAACAGGGACAAGGGCAAATATGGGGGAAAAGAAGAACCTATGGATGCAAAGACCAAGCCATCGGGGGCCAAGCGTGACCTAACAATGGAATGTCCTGTGTGTAAGGAGAGAATACATATGACTATCCACGGAATACAGGGTAATGCTGTCATTGATGTGGAGGCCTTCTGATGGCTGGTCGTTCTGCAAAAAGAAAAGGCACCAGAGTTGAGAGAGATTTTGTCAACAAGGCAAAATCACAGGGGCTTGATAGCCATCGAGTCCCCGGCTCTGGTGCCTTTATAGGCTTGCCTGGAGACATATATATCGAAGGGCAAAGGTGTGAGTGCAAGGCAAGGAAGAACGGCTTTGCTATGATGGAGAGGTGGCTCAAGGGCAACGATGTCCTACTGCTCAAGCCTGACTTCAAGCCAGAGATGGTGGTGATGTGGTGGGACGATTGGATACAGATGCTCAAGGAGTTGAAAGAGTATCGTGAGTTTCTATTAGGTCCAATTTCTGCGGTCTCCACAAAAGAGGAGGCTGAAGAAATCAAAGATTTGGAAGGAGGTTTTGATGGACAAGATCCTACCGAACAACATTGAAGTAGAGCGTGCTGTTCTAGGAGCCTGTCTGATCGGAGGGACACAGACTGTCAAAGAAGTGAACGCCCGCCTGGGAGGGGGCGTTGCTTTTTATAACACACACCATAAACTCATCTTCCGTGCTCTCAACGAATGCGCAGAAGAAGGGATACCCATAGACATCCTCAGCATAACAAACAAGCTGTCGTCTATCGGTCAACTGGAAGAAGTGGGCGATGTAGTATATATCACAGGCTTGTCGTCAGAGATAGCCACCACATCATTTACCGACTACCACTGTGATATGCTCGTAGAAGATTACAACAGACGCAGGTTCATCATGAACCAAGAGAGCCTTATTTACAAAGCATACGAAAAGATGGAAGGAGTGGAAGACCTATATGCGCAAGGCCGTATGGAAATTGACCTTGATGTTAGGGATCATGCTGACACGATGTCTTCTGTCGTGTCTCAAGTCGCTGATGAAGCTGAACTCGCTTTCGAAAATCCCGATTCATACAGAGGAATCCCTACAGGCATACCGTACCTGGACTTACTTCTCGACGGGTGGCAAAAAGAAGAGCTTATCGTTGTCGCATCGAGACCTTCAGTAGGAAAGACGGCGCTGGCTCTATGGTCTGCCAGACACGCCAAAGGACCCGTGTATTTTGTCTCTGTGGAAATGTCCAAACGTATGGTAGGACTTCGCCTACTGGCAGCAGAGGTACGTGTACCATCCAACCTACTACGTGCAGGACAATTTTCTGGCGATGAATTCATGCGCATCAAAGATGGCAGGGAAAGGCTACAGGCCCTACAGATATATATTGACGACAGGATACGATCCCCTGACCTCATCGTCAAAGAGGCAGCGAAAATGGCCCGTGACTATAACATACGGGCCATTTTTGTCGACTACTTACAACTGCTGGAGTCGCCACAGTTGGCGAAGGGGTCCACCAGAGAGAGGGAGGTCGCTGCTATCTCTTCGGCTATGAAACATATGGCTAAGGACCTCGGTATCCCCACCATCCTACTCTGCCAGCTAAACAGACAGGTAGAGTATTCAAATAGGAGACCGCAGAAATCGGACCTACGTGACAGCGGGTCCATAGAACAGGACGCTGATGTAATTATCTTCTTGCATCCGGTGACAGACACCGATATTGTTGAGTTGATAGTGGACAAGAACAGGAATGGACCTACGGGGTTGCAGAGGGTGCGGTATGTGAAGGAGACAGGTGCCTTCCTTGAACTTACAGCATCATATTAGGAGACTGACATGGCATTCAAAGATATGATATTCAAGACATGGCTCAAGAGGCCATGCACTCGGTGCGAGACAAAAGAGCACCTGGAAGGGGTGTGCTGGCGACACACCAAACTGTATTACATTAGGACAGGGGAGAAATTGAAGACCAACTTTGCCAGACATCCTCTCCTGTGTAAAGAATGCTTAAGCCATGTATTATCACTGGCCCATTGAAAGAAGTCAGAACATGTTCTGGAGATAAGAAGAGGGGAAGAGAAATTAAATATTATATCCAAGCTCGCGGTATTTCTGACGAATCCTTTGAATCTTATCGCGATACCTGTACACCTTGCTTCTCTCCGCCTCCTCAACATCCACCTGTATAGCCTTGATACCAAAGACCTCACCCAGAATCTGAGAAGCACCCTGTCCCTTACGCGCCTTATCCGCAAACCTATGCATCTTACCCAGAGGGGGAAACAATGTCTCCATAGCGTGCTGCGCCTTGCGAGACACTTTTATATCTGTCCCACCGACACCCGTTTCCATGGGCTGTCCTGCAAACTTCTCTATCGGTCGGTCAAGGAAGATAGAGTAGCCCCTACCCCCTTCACCCATAGCCCACTCAAAGGGCAGCTTCACAAAAGGAGAGAGGCTCGACAGGGCATCCTGCCAGTTCATTCTGTTCAGGTCCTGAAAAGGATAGTTCGGGTTGATAAACACTGGCTGGAGGCCTGTCGGGACAGACTGTGCCCCCGTCACCTTAGCCATCACGTCGTCAAAGGTCTGGTTCATCGTCTGCACGAAGTCAGCGACCTCTTTAGGTGCTCGCACCGCGTGTAACTCCTGGAAGTAATCCGGTGTAGGCACATCCCTCCAGTCTTCCGATAAACTCTCTATAGCGTCAATAGGCTTACCCGTCATAGCAGCGTACCTGCCGGGGTTCTCAAAGATAGCCTGAAACTGGAGGGGTATGTTCTTGCGCATCCACGTATAGAAAGGAACAAACGCTTTCATAATCTCACGCTCAAACTGCGTAAGCTCACCATAGTCAAACAGGTATTTCTTCACACTCAACGCTGCCTCTTCCGCGCTCATCCCGTCACCAATCTTCTGTATCCAATGGGCCAGCCGTGCATGACTCTCCACCTTCTCGCCTATCCGTCTGTTGAACTGTAAGACAGGGTTGTTCACGCCAAAGGCCTTGTTGAGCAGACCAAGGGCGTCCCTCTCTCTCGCTGTCTCCGACACCCCCTTGAGCAACTCCCTGCGTGTGGTGTCTTTGCCTTCAACAGAACGGATCACCCTGTCCAGGGTGTCCCCCTTGGCATTGCTCACATCAGCGAGGTATTTGTCAAAGCCACTCTTCCCTCCCTTTTTCCACAGGTTGCCAAATACCTCTGCCTCTACTTGCTCAGGGATGTCAGAGGTGAACAGACCACGCTCTACCACCTTGAACCTACGGGCAGCACGGATGATGTCCTGGCCCTTCAATACCTCGTCACCGACCTTGAGGCTGATATTGTCTCCCTTGCCAAAGACAAGGGCAAGGGCTTTGGCGTAAGGGGCAGGATTGGGGACCATCAAGCCACCCACCTTCTTGAACCCTACGCCAGCCAGCATATTATTGAAGATATTGGACTGCATATTCCTGGCGTGATATCCAGGAGAGGCCAATGCCCACCCTTTCCACGGCATCTGCATCGTGCGCATCATATTGAAGAACTGCTTGGTCTCGTCGTGCCTGTTGGACATGATATTGTCAGCGAGATTCAATTCATCAATGAACTGACGGGGCAACACATATGCGGGATTGACGTTGAAGGGGTTGACAGCCTCGCTCTTGCTGAACTTCACGACATCATCGACTCCCTGCTTGATAGCCTCTATCCCGTCATCCGTGGTCTTGGACACCGTATATACGATGCCCTCGTCATCCATAAACCGTGTCCCCTTCTTCAGCTTTGCCACACTGGTCATATCAGTCACCTCACCCATCGTCCCACGGAACGGCCTCCACGCACTATACCCTATCTCTCCCAATGAATTACGAAACGACTCCGCCTGCTCAAATAACTGACGCCCCGTGTCATCTCCAAATTCAGACATCAACTCATCCAAGGACTTACCACTGCCACCCTTCTTCATCGTTTCCAACAACTGGGGATCTACGATCTTGTAAGATACGCTGGGATCAGACAATACCGAGTCAATAAACCGCTGTGTCGCCCGCGCACGCACAGACTCCAGACCACGGAGGGCAAACTGTGCGCCGGGGTCCAACTCCGTGCCAATAGAAGCGACCACCCGATGCTCCAGGGTATTCAGTTTCTTCGCCTTCGTAAAGATAGGCGCTGCCTGTCCCAGCTTGGCTGCTTCCTGTGCTACACTGTCGGAGAACTCAAACAACTGGTCCTCTTCAGGCAGTCCCAACTTAGCCATCAGGCTCTTATGCTTGCGTACAGAAGTTGCACCCCCATACCGTCCAGGTGCATAATCTGCACGTAGGATACCCTCGTCAAATATACCCCCCTGCAATTCCTTGTCTGCCAGATCCTTGTATGCCCCCCTGAAAGCCTGAAACTTACCCTGTAGGTGTTCCATCAAACGGGGGTCTCCCGCTGTCACATCACGCAAGATAGCCTCAAAATGATCAGGGGTCTTGTCCAGATACAGGCCCAGGAACTTGGACTCCGTAGGCGACAGATTGGACCTCAATTGGACGGCAAGGTCTCGGATCTCTACGGCACCCTCTGCCACGGCACCCTCTCTCTCGCTCAGGCCACCCAGGAATTTGTCCACAGACTCTTGCATACGTGGGTGCTTGCGTGCCAGTTCCTGCAATTCGAAATGGGGCACCAGTTTCCTACCTAGAGCACCTCTCACTCCTTTGATCCCAGGAAGATCCACGAAGGGCATCGCCAGGGACTTAATACCGCCCCCTGCGAGGCGAAGTCCTGCTCCACCCAACCATGTGGTAGGGTCTAAAACAACGTCTAAGACGAAGCCTGCTGCTGCTGTGGCGTATTCGTTGTGTCGACCATCCTCAAAAGGGGCGAATTCAGCCCTCTCCAGCACATCACGGAAGGAAGCACGCGTAGGGTCGACACCCGTAAGCGCCAGAGCATCCGCCTCATCAACAAAGGGAAGCGCATTCAAGAACTCAGCACTCGCCCGCTTCAGCGCCTCTTTGCCATTACCCGTCCTCTGTAACTCCAAGGCAGCACCCGCTGTGGTGAACTGACCAATCTGTAGAAGGTCGAACAGCGGGTGAGTAAACGTCTTCAGCGCCTCGCCCGTCCTGTCCCACACGCTACCCAGCGCCTGGACAAACCCCTCTGGGTTGTCCAGCATCTGGTCAAAGCGACCTCCCTGTAACTCCTGTTCCAGGGCATCGTCACCAATGGCACGACGTAGCTGCCTCTCTCCCCTGATAGAAGCATTTCGTGCAGCACGCATAGCCCTGCGCTGCCTAATAGTAAGAGGAGCAGTAAAGAAATCTGTCTCCTGCTGTTGCTCCAGGTCTTTTGCTACCATGTCAGAGAAGTCTTCAGGCATTATTTCCCTCCTCCTTCCCGAAATTCGATTTTTTTAATCTCTCTCAGATCCGCCTTAGTCAGTCCCTCCGGCTTTTCAGGCTTCTTAGGCTTCTTAGGCTTCGTAGGCTTAGGCTGCTTATAACGTTTCTTAAACTCCTTCATAGGGACAATCTCTGGCCCTTTCATTTTGCGTGGCCCTTTTACGAATACACGGTCCAACTCAGCAGGTGGTGTATAAGTGCGTTTAAGGCCAAGGAATTCTATTTCATCCCTGATCAATGCAGCCACTCCCCATTTGGTCTGCCGTTTATTAATCTCTTCATTTGTTATGCCCATCCTTCGTGCCTTATTTTTCAAATCATCAATCGTATTACTGCTCATAAATTTTCTCATACTCCCGGCGTCTTCAAAGTCACCAACAACCCAATTAATATCACTTTTACGAGCTTGACTCGCAGCACCCCTGGCAAAGATTTCCTCTTCTCTGGACCGATATTTTGGTCCCTTTTTAGGTTTAGGAGGGACTCTACTACTACCTGGCTGCCTACTTTTGGACCCCGATCCTGCTGTGAGTTGGCGAGGCGGACCTTTCTTTATCAAGTCTTGGGCTTCTTTTACGGATTCAGCCAAGTCTTGTGGAGTAGGGATCTGGAAATTGCCTGCTTTAGAAGATGTTCCTGGAAATCTTTCAGGTGCTTCTGGAGATTTGGCACCCCCCCGAGGGAAAAGAGTCTTTGTTCGTTTATAGGCAGGGTCCGTCGGAAGAAAATCCCTCTTCGCCGCCATCCTACCACCCAAAGCCACAGTTAAAGCAAGGACAGCAGCATCTTCTACGCTAATATCATCCCCCCTAGCCAACTGACCAACCGCATTTGTCAAAAAACTAGATCCCGAATCATTCAATGCCTGTATTACTCGGCTATCGTGGAGGCCCTCTATCGCTGCTCTATACAGCTTTTTACGTCTTCGGCCTGTAGTAGACCTAGCCAGTCTATTAAGTACTTTAGGAACTATTTTAGCAGGTAGGCCTTTGGCTCCCCCAACAAAACCTCCTAGAATTTCGGCGGGATTTACTTCTTGTCCTGTTATTCCTTCAAAAACAGTCTGGACTAAAGGGAGTATATTAGGCGTAAATTCAGACGTATCAACACCTTTTGCCGTAGACTCAGTAAGTCCTAAATTTTGGGCCACCTCAAGGCCATGACCCAGTATATTGGCAGGGCTTATAGCGCCTCCGGTTAAACCGCCAATAGCCCCTTCAGCACCCCCCAATACAGCAGAACCAAATTTCCCCAGTCTTGCAGGACCAGGAGAAATAGAGCCTGTACGTTCAGGGTCAGGAGGACCCGACAATCCATATGAGGATATAGATTGCCCCATAATCCTGCTCTGCGTTATCTCAGGTATGTCATATCGTAAGTTGGCTTCCGTTATGATAGCCCGAATTATCTGATCTTGCTCTGCAACCCGATCAGGTAGAGAAGGCGATGGTGGTCCGATAGCAACTCCCAATGGAGGAAACTCTTTCGCAATATATTTTCTGAGCGTCTCAATTTCAACGTCAGACAACCGCATTCTCCTAAGTTGAAGAGGCATATCATACTCCTATTTTCACGTAAAGCATCAGGATCGCCGTTGCTTATTCTCCTGTTGTTTTTCTCCCAAATATTTTTCTTGTTGGTTCTGATCCTTTGTATGGTAAGACTTCTACTTTACAGCCCTTTTGTATAAATTGAGACAACTCCAACATATCATTATTGAACATTCTAACACATCCATGCGAAATAAATCCTTGGTTAATAAATTTTTCTTTTTCTTTAATCACTTTATCGGGTTCATACTGACCATGAATTAAAAACGGATTTCTATCTTTATAAAAAGATAAAGACATACGCATTTTAAAAGGCCCTTCTTGCCTTGGACCAGTTGGTCTTTTCTGTATCTGTATAATCTCCCCAATACCAGTAGGGGTGAAATATTTTTCCCCGTATCGCTTGCCAGTAATATCGCCTGTGCCAACATGGTAACCACGAACCTCATTTCCTTGCTCATCTAAAAGACGCATCGTATTAGTATTCGGATCAATTACTATTGAGTACAAACCTTGAGGATCAGCAAGGTCTTGCAATGCTTTTTGTGTAAAAGTAGTAACCGAATCCTCGGAAACGTTTCCAACTTGTTCTTCCGTCATTTCTTTTAGACGAGCAACAACAGGGTCAAGAGGCAAGTCAGAACTTTCCAACCTAACATCTTCAGGTTGAGGAAGTTCTACAGGTAATTGTAATCGCACCTTTGGTCGTATTAATATTTTATCAAGTCCAATATTGCTTGGAGTAATCTCTGTGTCTTCAGGGAAGACTATTACTAATTCTTCTTCAAGTGGGATTGATGGACGTATTTGATCAAGTCCAATATTACTTGGAGTAATTTCTATGTCTTCAGGGAAATCTTCTGACTTAATTCCTTCAAGTGGGATTGATGGACGTATCGAGTCAAAGAAACCTCCCCGACCCTTGCTGAAGGTCAGTTTTTATGGTGTCTGGTTGAATACTTGATGGCGATGGAGGACCCTGTGGTAGTTCACTTGATGGCGATGGAGGACCCTGTGGTAGTTCAGGAGAGCCAGGAAGTAGGCGGTTCTCCTGATCAGGAATTGTCTGGGGTTTAGAAGGTATCCTGAGACCTGTATCCGGCTTAGGGATACGCTTCATCTTTTCCTCGTCGTGTATATTATCCAATACGCTCCTAGCGTAGTCTACGTGTGCTGGTTCATCTTGTGATTGTTTAGTAGTCAAGTCAAGAATGTTTTCTTTCTCAATCCTTACAGATGGAAACTTATCGGCGTGGGTGTCCACGTACTGACTCGCCAAATCAAACAGTTTCTGTGCCACAGCAAAACTCATATCATGGTGTTGTGAAGAAGAAGCCATATTGAAAATACTGTCTCTCATAGCCTGTCTATCTTCGGAAGTAAAGTCTTTACCCTGTGCTATCATCTGATCAATTCTACTCTTCCACCCCTGTGACCCAATGAATTTATTCCTTGCTGTGTCTCCTTCGGGGTCATTAGATGATGGCGGTCTGAGTGTCTCTATTAACTGGCTATGATATTTTTCCCTCTCGGCGGCACGCATTCCAGAATCAGGAAAAAGGTTACCAGCAGTAGCATCCCAGCGAAGCAACGCGTTTGTTATTTTTTCTTCTGTGGTATACTTTCTCATCTCAGCAGCACGACTTAACATTTTTGCTTCTTCAGCACTTCCCACTTTGATTTGATCAGGAGATTTATCAATACCCAATGAAAGAAGTGCCGCTGCTTGATATGACCATTGATTATCGGCAGCCAGAAAAGTAGCTATTCTCAATCCCCTATCCGTCGCATTCTTGTAAGCAGATAGTTCAGTCTCACGAAGATTTTTGTCAAGAGTAAATTGAGTCAATGCATCATCTGTTTCCCTCTCATATAAGGCCCGGTCTCTTGTAGCCTTGATCAATTCTCTCTGTGTGGGCTTTTCTGTAGTTTCAAGCAGTAACCCTAAAGCATCAGGATCTTTACTGATTTGTTTCAATTTAGTGAAGAAATCAGCCTCTTTTTCATCAACAGCAGCAACAATAAGATCATTCAAATAACCTATATCTTCGTCTGTTACATGCTTTCTTTCCTCTGAAGAAAAGAAATCCTCGATATTAACATTAGGACGCCCTGATTGTATTGCCGTGACAATCATTTTCTCTTTTGCGTCAGCAATAAATAACGACCTTTTTTTAGCCATTGCATTCCGTTGTCTATTTGCTTCCTCAGGAGTAATGAAATTACTGAATTCCATCCGTTGCACAAGATCGAGAAACGTATCCCATTCTCCTGCTTTCAAAGCCTCGGTTTTACGCCTCTCCGCTAAATCCCTCTCCCCCAACAGGCCCTGACGCTGCTGCTCTGCGAACTGTGCCTCCTTTACATTGCGCTTCTGTTCGCCTCGAATGCCAGCAGTAATACCCTTAGACAAACCAGTCCCCAGAGCAGCACCAAATTCAGCACCTTTGCGACCTTTGACCAACGCACCAATACCAGTCCCGATCAACGGAGCCAGAATAGCAGCCCACTTCAACTTACCGCCAGAGTCAAATAATTGGTCTGCTTTGACGCTAGCAGGTATCCCCGACTGCGCAGGGGCAGCCTGTGTCGGTGGAACCTGTGGAAGTATGTTCTGGGTAGGAGACTGAGGCTGAAGCTGAGTCTGAGTCTGAGTAGGAGGATTAGACGCCATCTTCTTTTCTCTCCTTTAAATCGGCAAGGGTGAGTGTCTGTCGTATCCCTCTGCCTACAGGATTATCCATCTCTCCAAGAGATTGTAAAACCATACGGAACCTGTCAGCACGCGTCCTCTTTATCTCTTCAGGAGGCATTTTCTGGAATTCAGGAGATATACGAGGCTGTGGCAATGATTCATCTACTGGTTGGTTTCGCAAGAAAGGAAGACTCGGCATATAATACTCATTCGGCATATCATACTCCCTATTATATAAGGGCAGCAGCACCAATAGCACTACCTGCCTGGATTAGTGAATTAAGGAACCCGTTGCCCCCACCGCCAGACTGAGGGATATTTCCGCCAAATGATACATTGCCAGAAGGGAACAGAGTAGCAAGAGAAAGAGAGGCAAGAGCCATACGCTCTTTGGAGTCTATTTCCACTAACGCATCTATTGCCTTATTTACATGCTGGAAATTATTAGGATCAAAATGCTCTGGTTCCATCTGCTGTGTCACAACGTTCCACGTATCATAACTACGGGGAATAAGCCCCATCTCTACGGCTAACTGAGCCATCGTCTTGCTACCTGCATCATCCAGTCGGCCCAGTTCCTTTTCTGCCAACTGACGCTGCAACGAATCTGAACTGGCACCAGGGATCGCATCACCGTTAGCATCATACACAGCAGCCAACTCAATGCCTCCCAATGCATTGACCGTCCACATCCTCTGTCCGAAAGTGGTATTAAACTGCCTCGCCTCTTCCGTCATAGCTTGACGTGTGTTGGCAAGGGCATTGGCGACTTTTGAGTGCTCTATTCCGAGAGCCGTAGAAGCCTGTCCTATCTCTGCATTTTGCCTCTGTCTGGTAAGTTCCAGACCTCTCTCTTCTATCGTAAGCCTACCCTCAAGGACGCCATCTGAATTGGCCTGTTTAGCGAAAGAAATAAAGTCCTCGAAAGCGATCACGCCGTCGTGGTCAAAGTCAAACTCAGGAGAAAAGTTAGGATCGCCTGCCTGTGATAGATAAGACCCCATAAACTCATCAATAGTGGCTCCGTTACTGGAGCCGAATATCTCCGCTACGCGCATCGAATCAATGGCCTTGTTCTCTCTGATGGCCTCATCAAGGCGTCTGTCTTCCAAAGCAATTCCCTTGTCAGCCTGTGACTTCGCTTCAAAGAACTGCTCCCTGGACAGGTTGAACGCATTGGCGTTGTCTTTGGCCCTCTGTGCTGCCTCTATGTCGAACTCCCGTCTGTTCTCCAGCAGTCCGTCTTCTTGCAGGCCCAGACTGACAAGGCCCAAGTCCCTTCTAAGAGCGAAGTCATGCTCTTGCAGGTTCATCCCTCTGGCTTCCAGGTCTTTGCGCAACTTCAACTCCTCTTCATTGAGGTTGAGACCTCTCATCTCTGTCCTCTCCCTCAGCTTCAACTCTTCCTGTTTCAACCTCTGGTCTCTGGTGCTCATTGTAGCAGTAACGCCACCTTTGGGACCAAACACAGCACCCGTCAAATCAGCAGCAGGCAACGTCTGCGTCACCCTACGGAAATTGCCTGAAACAGGATTAAGGTCAAACCCTGCATTAGCAGCTTTCGTAACAAAATCGTCCGTTAGGGGAGTAACAGGGAATCCCAGAGCCTTTTGCAAAACCTCTACGTCCACCTCTTCACCCACCAGAGCACCTGTAAGACCCGATTCCTGCAATCGTCTGAGATCATCTTGCCCCAACAGACTAATCTGTTGACCAATGGCCCCCTGGACAAATCCCCGTGCTGCCAGTTCAGCCTGTTCTCTGGACTCCTGTGCCCCTATCAAAGCACTAAGGTCTTCACGGCGTCCTTCTCTCATCCTCTGTGTCTTTTCCCGTGCCAAAGCAGACTCTTCTGCCAACTGTTGCTGCCCAATGGTCCCCAGGAGGCGCGTAGCATTGCCTGAGCCACCTTCTCCCGATATACCCACCAAACGGGACACCTGATCTCTGAGGGCGTCAGATCGCGTCTTGATCTCTGTGAGACGTGTGGCAAATTCAGTCGCTATCTGTGCATCTACTGTCCCTATCCCTATCTCTTTAGCAATATCACCGATTTTCGTTTCCATAAGTGAACGAGGATCTCTACCAAATACTTTTGCATTTTGCATTTTGCCTTCGGCGTCCTTACCAATACCTCCGTAAATTTTTCCTGGTGTAAGATCAGCCTGTGCTTGCACAGCAGAGGCTGTGTCTCCCCTTAATCCTGCAAGACCACCCTCTTGTCCTGCTCCCGTAAAGGGTGTTTTTATAGGGTCTACCACTCCGACCTTTTCACCTTCGGTCTCTACACCTTCGATCTTTTCACCAGGAATTCTAAATTCTTTTACCAATTTATCCCCTGTTCCAACGTTAACTTTTGTGCTTCCTATGTTACCAATATCCAAATTATCGGTATCCAAATCAGGCTCAGTCCCTACACCACCTACACCCAATCCAGGAGCAGTCCCTGGTTTATCTACTACCGGGATTCCAAGCACACGGCTTGGTTGGGTGACAACTGGAGTAGGAACTGTTGCTGTCTGTGCAGGTAAGGATGTACGAATTGAGATAACGTTTCCATCTTCATCAAGCTGTGGAACAGGTGGAACAGGTGGAACAGGAAGAGGCTGTTGACCAAATATAGCGCCACCTCTACCCGCATAGGTAGTAAAAGGAGAAGGAGGGGGTTTGGTCGGGTCAAAAACACCCGCAACCTGACCTCCTGCACCAGGACCCGCAGCAGGCAGATCCGGCTTGCCTACAGGGTATTGAGCTTTGAGACTCCCTTGTACAGGAAAAGGCTGTACGCCACCGGGAGGAGGTTGAGTCCCATCACCACCATCACCACCAGGAGGAGGTTGACGACTACCAGGAACAGGTACACGGTTTCCTTTAGCATCAATATAATATTTATATCCACCTTCATAGTCTGTTAGAATTGGTTCTCCATTAGGCCCAACGGTTGGAGCTTCACTAACAATTACACTTTCTTTTGTCTTAGCATCAATATAATATCTATTTCCATATTCATCTGTTTGAATTAGTTCTCCATTAGGCCCAGTAGTTGAAGCAGGATCAGTTGTCCCACCATCACCACCGAGGGGAGGGGGAGGAGGTTGAGTCCCACCATCACCACCGGGAGGGGGTTGAGTCCCACCATCACCACCGGGAGGAGGTTGAGTCCCATCACCACCGGGAGGAGGTTGAGTCCCATCACCACCATCACCACCAGGAGGAGGGGAAGGGTGAGGAGTTTTTGGAACGTTACCAACATTTACACGTTGTCCTGTAATTTTATTAATATAAAATGTAAATCCATATTCATCTGTTTGAATTGGTTCTCCATTAGGCCCAACGGTTGAAGGAGGATCAGTTGTCCCACCACCAGGAGGAGGAGGAGGTTGACCAACATTTACACGTTGTCCTGTATTAGCATCAATATAATATTTATATCCACTATCATCTGTTAGAATTGGTTCTCCATTAAGCCCAACGTTTGAAGCAGGATCAGTTGTCCCACTACCAGGAGGAGGAGGAGGAGGAGGTTGAGTCCCACCGTCACCACCAGGAGGAGGAGGAGGGGGTTGAGTCCCACCATCACCACCAGGAGGAGGCGGAGTAGCCTGCCAGTCCGGATGCGTATAGCCGCCAGCGTTGTCGTCCTGGTATCCACCAGACTCCTGTATGTATTTCCGATACCCCTCCATACCTCCCTTGTCGTAGGCCTGCTGGGCACCTGCCTGAGTAAAGCCACCCGGCACGGTGCTGTCACCAAGGCCACTGGGAGGTCCAACATTCGTGACGGTTATGTTGGTTGGTTGCCCACCGTCACCACCAGGAGGAGGAGGGGGGGGAGCCACAGCACCACCAACAGAAAAAGGTGGTTGACCACCAGGAAAAGGAACAGACGATAAAGGGGGGTAAGTCCCACCGTCACCACCGGGAGGAGGAGGAGGGGGGGGTTGAGTCCC